ATAGCAGGTCCTGTAATGGATACTATTATTAATTTTTCTGGAATGTTATTGAATGGAATGGTATCATTTGTAGATGCTGGTTATAAAGCAGTTGATGCTACTCGTGGTTTAGTTGGCAAAACATTTGGAGAAGATGCATTAAAGAATTTTGATAAACTTGCAGGTGATTTTGAGAAATTTATGAATCTCGCCATCATTGTTGGAATGGCAAGTGCTGATTTTGGAATGGAGCGTCTTAGTACTAGGGGAGGAGCAAAAGTTGCTGGTGCAGCATTAACTTCGGGAGCAAGAAAAGTAGGATTTAGTGGTTATGGTGCTGGCACCGCAATGACTCCAGGAAGATATCGTATGCCTGGACAAGCTGCTGCAGGAGGATTTGAACTAGAATCAACAAGAAAAGCTCTTAGTTTTGAACAATCTGTGGCTTTAAGAGCAGGAACAAGAGCAGAAACAAAATTGGGCGCCAAGATAGGATCCAAAGTACTTAAAGCAATTCCATTTTTAGGTGCTGGACTTGCAATTGTTGAAGGTATAATGAGAATTAAGGATGGTGATTATGTTGGAGGATTGCTTTCCTTTGGTTCTGCAATTCCTGTTGCTGGTTGGGCATTTTTAGCACTTGATATTGCTCGTGAATTTATGGGTGGGCCAGAATTTGATAAATCTGTTGGAAGAGCATTCAGTGGGAGATCTGGATTAACGGATAGACAGGTTCAGCAAAGAACACCATCTGTATCTGGTCCTTCCATTATGGGACTTGCTGGAGGAGGTTCAACATCACCAGTTAGAAGAAAAGTTTCTAAAGTTAAAAGAAAAGTTTCTGCAAAAGCACCAACTACAAAAGTAAAACCTGGTTCTTCAGTTGGTGGCAAACAGAATATCGTAAAAATATTCCCAGAAAGCAAAAAAAATTCTAAGCAATCAAATCCTCTTGGATACCTTGAGGGTTCTGCAACATCCTTAGGAAAGGCACCAAATTTTGGTCCACTCTTCACCATTGCGATGAAGACTGTTCTTGGAGAAAAACCAACATTAACAGATTATAAAAATGCTGGAATAGGATTGAATGCTTGGGCAGCAAATAGTATTACAAATGTTGGAGGATTTGCTAGTGGTGGTGAAGTAGATGGAAGAATGCTTTTTGCTGGTCAAGACATGAGTGATGCAATTGCAAAATCAATTCAAACTTCAGTGTCATCAGAAGTTGATAGAACAATTAATGATTTGATGAAGCAATTGACATTACAAACAATTGGTCCTGATGTAGAAAGTATGAAAGAAACTCCTGGACAACCTGGACAAATGGCACCTGGTTCCGTTGCTGGAGGTCAATTAACAGTTGGACAATTGGTTGGATTGGCAAAAGGAGCAGGATTTTCCGAAAATGAAGCTGTTATTATGGCAGCAATTGCATTAGGTGAATCTGGTGGCAATTCTAATAAAACCAATTTTGTTCCTCCCGATAAATCCTATGGTCTTTGGCAAATTAATATGATTGGCGGTCTTGGTCCTGCAAGACTAAAAGAATTTGGATTGAGCAGTGAAAGTCAATTATTAGATCCAGTAACAAATGCTAAGGCAGCATATGCAATTAGAAAAAGTCAGGGTTTAGGTGCTTGGACAGTTTATAAAGCAGGAATATATAAAAATTATTTAAAAGAAGCTGAAGCGGCAAGAGGTGCTCCTTCATTAGCAACATCGCCTGTTGCTGGTGGAGCAAAAGGATATTCTGGATATATTACTGGAGATCCATCAAGTCCAAATTATGATCCTTCTCATGGAGGTAATAATTATCACGATCACCTATCATTCAAAGATAGAGCAACAGCAGAAAGAGCATATAAATTTTTCCAATCAAAAGGATTTAGAGTTACCGAATTTAAAGGGTATAATCCTGTAGGAAGACATTCTCCAGGATCACTTCATTATTCTGGATTGGCATTTGATATTCCAGGATCTCAAGTTCCTGTTGGACAAGAAACAGCAATGTCAGCTAGGGTTAGATCTACTTTGTCACAATTTAATGCAATGGCAGTGGGTGGTAGAGTATCCAAACCAACTTTTGCATTGATTGGTGAAAAAGGTAAAGAATTTGTATTTGATGCTGATACTACAAAAGGTTTGGATCAAATGATGCCAGGCCTGTTGGATCATTTAAATGCTGCAAAGACTAAACCACAGTTAGCAAGTATTCTTAGATCTTATTCAGATGACCCTGAAATGATTGTAATTCCAACTACACAATCATCACCACCACCATCAAAATCAATGTCCTCTGGAGGATACGCATCTTCTGGTAGTGTAAATAGTCAGGATAACTCCTGGATGTTTGATCGTCTAGCAACAGGAACTGGTTAACAAATATGGCACAAGTATTTGAAACACGCAAAAAGAGTGAAAATAATATTACCAAATTTGAGATCTATCCAAATAATGGTGGAGATCCAATTGATGTAACTCAGGGAGTTACAGAACTATATTATTATGAAAATGTATTATCTGAAAGTGTTAAACTTACAGTCTTTGTTGTTGATACTGGAAATGCACAAAAGGCTGATGATGGAACTGGAGGAAAGATTGGTATTGATGATGCTTTGAAATTAGGTAATGGTGAAAAGATATACTTAGAATTTAATGATGGATGGTACGAGAAAGATAAAAAAGCATCGACCACAACATATCAACAAAAAAATCCACATAAACTTTCATTTGTATCGGAAAATACTGCATTGTATTTGAATGAGAAAGAAAAACTATCTGAGCATACACAAAAAAGTGTGTACATGTTTGATTTGGTATCCAAAGAATATTTGATGAATGAAAGTAAAAGAGTCAATAAAAGATATGATGGAAAAATTTCAGAATCTGCTAGAAAAATTTTAAAAGATGTATTAGAGACAAAAAAAGAACTTGATATTGAGGTATCTGAGAACAACTATAATTTTATTGGAACTGCTAAAAAACCTTTATGGACACTTTTATGGTTGGCTAAAAAAGCAATTCCACAAAAGAAAAATGCAAATGGTAATACTGCTGGATATTTCTTCTTTGAAACTTATGATGGTTATAAGTTTAAGTCAATAGACACCTTACTATCAGATACTGGTGAAGGAGATAATGGCAGTAAAGTTAAATACAAGTCTTATATCTTTAACAACAGCACATCATCCGTTGTTCCTGTTGGATATGATGGAAAGATCCTAAACTATGAATCATCAAATACGGGAAACTTTCAAAGTAATTTGATGACTGGTTCTTATAATTCTGCAAAAAATGCAGTAAATGCTTTTGATAGTTCCTTTAATCAGAATCAAATTGATATTTCAAAACAAATCAAAGGTGTAAGTATTGCAGGTTTAGATTTTAATTTCGTTAATAATGCATTCACTCAACTTCCATCTAGATTTTCTTGGAGTTTTGATTCTGTGGGTGTTCTACCAACAGGAAATAATTTAGAAGAACAACTTGACAAATCAAAGGAATTGGATATAGATAAATCCAAGATTCAAAACAGAGCAGCAGCAAGATATAATCAACTATTTACGATTAAATTAGAAATTATGATTGCAGGGGATTTTAGTCTTAGGGCAGGAGATTTGATTTATTGTGATTTTCCAGAACTCACAAATAAAACAAATACTGGTAATAATCCACGTATGAGTGGTATATATATGATATCGGCTCTTTGTCACCGTATAGCACATAATCAAACATATACAAAACTTGAATTGATTAGAGATTCCTATGGTAGAAAACCTAATAAAGTAAAATGAACGACAGAACACTCCAACAACACATCAATAACGATAAAGACGAACTGGATAATCCGAATACTAGTGGTCAACGTCGTCGCCATTTAGAAGCAGAATTAGATGCTTTAGAGCAATATCAAGTAAATCATCCAGATGATGATCATGATCCAACAGGATTAGAACTTTATTGTGATTCAAATCCAGAAGCACTCGAATGTAGAATTTATGAAGATTGATTATGTCTGAAGCATTGTCCTCTGGTAATTTTGAATCTGATTTTATAACTCATCCGCCGAGGTGGTTTGGTAGAGTTGTATCTAAAGAATCTTGGACTGGGAATATCTCATCATCAAAGACTACAAATGTTGGTGATAATAAAGGATGGGGTTATCGATATAAAGTAAGAATTTTTAGTTGGTATACGGGAGATACAAATACAGTTCCCGATGATCAATTGCCAATGGCTAGTGTTGTTTTACCAACAACAGCAGGTTCTGGTATGGGTGGATCTGGAATGACACCATCTATTGAACCGGGATCACTTGTTACTGGATTCTTCATGGATGGAATGGGAGGCCAAGAACCATGGATCGATGGCATTCTTGGTAACTCAAATAATAATATTCCAAAAAAACAAGGAGGAAAGTCCCCAACAGATAAAAAGGCTTTACCAACTCCACCAAATGTTGATCAGTTAAGTGCCGATTCTTTAAAAAGACTTTTAAATCCTGCAAGGACTCCAACATCAGCAGAGTTTGCTGCAGCATCTCAAGCAAGACAACTAGCAAAAGCAGCAGGACTTTCATCAGCAGAAGTTGAAAGGCAAGTGTTAATTGCAACAGTTAAAGCAAAAGATGCTGCAATTAGTCAACCATCTAAACCACAATTTCTTGGGTATTCTGCCTTAAATGATACCTTTAAAGATGGTACAAATCCAAGTAAGGTTCCTGATTTTTGTAGAGTGGGAGATGCCCCACTTTCAACATTTGATGCTATTCAATTAAAAGTAGAGTCAACTGCAAAAAGTCTCAAAGATAGTATCAAAAAGGTTCCTTTGTTGGATGTTTCCAAAGATGGAAATTCTCCAATAAAGGGAATTCAGCAAACAATGAAAAATTTCTTGAATACTGTTCAAGAATTAAAAAGGGAATATAATCAAGCAACATCTACTCAAGGAGATCCTACATTTTTAGAAAAAATTCAAAAAGTTCTTGGAGATGCTTCTAAAGAAATTGCAAAGTTTACTAAAAATATTTTAGGTGGAGTTAAATCTTTTATTTTTGATAAGTTAGATGTTAACATTAAAAAGATTACTCCATATTTGTTTCCAAGTGAAATGCCAAAATTATATGATCTTGTAAATCAAGGATTAGATAAAATTTCTTGTCTTTTTAAAAATATTATTGGAGGTTTACAAGGATTGATTGGTGGACTTCTTGGAGGAATCTTAGATAAATTTGTGACTGCACCATCTTGTGCGGCACAGAATTTGATGAGTAAAATTTTAAATCCAATTCTTGCAATTCTTACTGGTGGATTAAGTTCAATTTTAGGTCCGATTAATGCTCTTTTTAGCAGTGTAACAGGTATTACTTCTCTTGCAACAAATTTATTAGGAACAGCAACTTCTTCACTTGGAGGATTAGTTGGAAGTATTTCTGGAATTGCAGGTTCTGTTTCTGGAGTTTTTGGTCAACTTAGTGGAGTTGTTGGATCTTTAGGTGCGATTGGTGGTCAAATTGAAGGTCTTGGAGAACAAATTGGATCTGCATTGGGAAAACTTGGAGGTCTTTCTTTAGATGGACTTGGTTCTGATTTATTAAGTGCTTTAGATTTTATTCCTGGTATTTTGAAATTCTTTTCTTGTGATGAACCACAGAAAAAACCATCATATAATACAATCACTCAGGATGGACCAGCAATTCCTGGTGCTCCTGGAGCAGATTTATTTGGAAACATTTCAAAAGTCATTGGTTCTGTAACTGCAATTCAAGGCCAAATTGGAGGACTTGTAGGTCAAGTCACAGGAATTGTAGATCAAATTCAAAGTTTAATTTCATCAGGAGAATCTGTTCCTAACTATTTGCTTAATCAAGTAAGTGGAATTGTAGGTCAATTTAGTGGAATTGTTGGACAATTTGCAGATCTTGCTGATGGAGTTTCTGGTTCCTCTGGTAATTGTAACAAAGGTCCTGTTGCTTGTGGTCCACCAACTGTTACAATTTTTGGTGGTGGAGGAACGGGAGCTGCAGCAAATGCAGTTATTAGTCCTGAATCATCGTCAGTCATTGCATTTAATATTATAAATCCTGGAAGTGGTTATACAACTCCTCCTACTGTAGTTCTTGAAGATCCTTGCGGCCGAGGAAATGGTTCTTGTTTAGATGCAGTTATAGAAGATGGTAAACTTACTAATATTGTTATTTGTGCGCCTGGCAATGGATATTTACCAGCACCAGATGGAAGTCTAGGTGGAGATGGTGCAACCTGGAAAGCAGCAGATGAAGGTTATGTTGAGTGTCCTGATGGAGATACATTCGTCGTTCAACCAGGAAGACCAATTAATGTTGATGCAGGATGTACATATTATGCACCAGGACAACCACCAGTCGTTTTAGAACAGGCACAAACAATTACATTAGGATTGCAAGCAGTTCAACCACCAGCAGTAGAAACAACCCCTGTTCTTCTATGTCTTGATAGCATTGAAGTTGCAGATGGTGGATTTGGTTACGAGCAGGGAGATCAAATCATTATTACTCCAGATAATGGCGTTGTTGCCGAACCTGTAATTAATGATCGTGGCCAAATTGAGAGAATAAATATTGTATCTGGTGGTTGTGGATTTACTGACTTACCAGAAATCAGAACAAATTCCGAAACTGGATTTAATGCAGAGTTTCTTCCAGTTCTCAAAGTTACACCTGTTGCGGATGTAACTGCAATTCCAGCAGGAATTCAAGTTGTTCAAGTTGTTGATTGTGTAGGAAAAATTCCACCAAAACAAGATTTCTTTACTGTTACTAGATAAATTTTATGGCTAAATCTAAAAATAATGAATCAAAAGAAATTAGAACAAAGGATGGTAATCTAAAATTTGGTCATATTCACGAAGATGAAATAATTTCTTCAGTTATGATGCAAGGTCAAAATGGCCTTGACTTCATTACAATTGATCAAACTGGAAAAAGGCAAGGTTGGATTTGGAATCGTTCCAGAGGTCGTTATCAAATTATAACCGGAGATAATATTCCAGAAGATCAACCAGCAATTTATATCAGTTCTGCTGGTGGAGATGGAATGGCACCAGGTAACATTGAATTTGTTACCAAAGGAACTTTTAAAATCTGTGCAGAAAATATTGAGTTTATTGCATCAGGTAGCGACAATAATTCTGGAAATATTACATTACAAGGAAATCAAAATATCAAACTTGATGGTGGCAAAGCTATTAGTATTGACTCAAAAGAATCTACTTCAATTACTGCAGCAGCAGATTTGAATTTAACTGCAACAAATTCAATGAAAAATACTGCAGGACATCATCAACAAAAAAGTAATGCAAGTGCCTCTAAAGAACCTGCGTTTCCTGTGGCTGGTAATGCAGACTTTCAGCATATTACCGGACAATTATTTGTAACCAATGCAGAATCAAAACCAAAAGCACTGGGAAGAGGTTCAAATAGAATTGATGGATCTGCCTATATGATGGGCCCAGTGCAAATTGGTAAAGACAGTGACTACTCTAAAGTAGATGCAACTGTAATGATTTCTAATACTAATAATGCAGACTGTGCAGTTCCAGAAAATGCATTATTTGTAAAAGGAAAAACAACAAATCAAGGAAATCTTGCCGTAACTCAAAATATTTCTGCTGGAGGAGATATTTCTGCTGAAGGAAATATCACTGCATCAGAAGTCACTGCAGGTGGAGTTAGTTTAACATCAAGAAAAGCATTTGATATTCCACATCCCACTAAAGATGGGTGGAGACTTAGACATATTTGTCTAGAAGGCCCAAGTGCGGATGTCTATGTAAGAGGTAGAGTTACAAACAAAACTGCAATTGAATTACCAGAATATTGGATGGCACTAGTAGATCCAAGATCAATCACGGTATCATTAACTCCAATAGGTTCTCATCAGGATGTTGTGATTAAAAGAATTTCTGACAATAGAGTATATCTTCAATCAAAAGGTGGAATGCCCATTGATTGTTTTTATCACATTTATGGAGAAAGAATGGATGGAGAAAAACTAATTGTAGAATATAAAGGACAATCTGCAGAAGATTATCCAGGAGACAACAGCGCATACTCAGTTGCTGGATACCATTACGATCAGAGGGGTTGACACCACACCCCAGATGCCTTATAATGGCCAGGTAACAAACGGGGAAACCTGAATGCTTAATGAGACCGATGAGTATCTGACACGATGCGTCGTAGATACAAGCAAACGCAAATTTAATCTTTACTCCAATCTTGGAGAAGAAAAAGTTGTAACTTGCGATAACATTGATGAGTTTATGAATGTTCTTACGTTCGTTCGCAATACGATTGGCGAAGGAGATGAACTTGTTTACGCAGAACCACTATGAGAGTAGAGACTAGAGAAGCAATGGAAATGTTGTTTTCAGCAAAATGGAACTTGCCTAAAGCAGCAAAACATGCTAATCTAACCAACAAGGAATGCAAGATTGTTTTTAATGAATACTGCAATTTCCATCCACCCACTTATGTTTCAATTCAGAATAATCAATTAGATTTATTCTGATTTTTTATGGGAGCATGGTGGAATCGGTAGACACACCAGACTTAAAATCTGTTGAGCGTATAGCTCGTGGGAGTTCAAGTCTCCCTGCTCCTATTCCCTACATAATACAACGGGAAAACCAATATGGGATACAAGATTGAAACAGCATATTGCTGGTACAACAAAGGAACTCAAATTGTTTTGATGTACTTTATCAATTCTATTCCATTTACATTTGATGAACTTCCAGATCTTGTGATGGAAGATCTTGAAATTATCAAAAAAGCAGATGAACAACGTCGCTGGGAACCAGAAGATCTTTATAGAACTTCTTTCTATCTAATCGACGAAGAATGTCATCCAATGCTTTTTGATGTTGATTTAGAAAATCCAGAGGCACTTCCTGTGGATTGATTTTTGCCCTTGTAGCTCAGTTGGTAGAGCGCGGTTTTTGTAAATCCGATGTCGCTGGTTCAAGTCCAGTCGGGGGCTCTGAGTTTATAACTCCAAATGTCACTTATTTCACAAAAAGACAGAGCACTTACAATCAAAGCATTAGAGCATTATACTGCTTCATTTAAGGATATTATGACTGAAAGTGAAAGAGCAGAAGTTAATGCGCTTCTTAACTGGATCAAATTGGAATATAATAAAAATGAACATTAAACTTTGGTACTGTGAAGGAATGAAACAATGGAGATGGACATTGACAGACTCCTCACGTCCTATTCGTAAACAAGAATCTGGACAAAGACCATTTCTTCGTGATGCGATGAATGATGTTGCAAATACTGTTGAATATATGTTGGAAACAAAACAAAACGAATGAGTAAAAGTTCCTACTTTATAGATAAAGTAAAGAAGTGTGAAGTAAAAGATTTACTCAACACTTTTCATTATCTTAAAGATGAATCTAAAGATTTTAAAGTAAGTCCTTACTCATATGGTCTCTACAGAAACACTGTTACAGATATTCTGCACGTTGGCGGTTGTCTTGGTGTTTGCATCTTTACTAAAATCCCAGTCCCCGAAATAGCAGTAGGTGCATTTGGATTACAAAGACATGAGCAAGAAGGACTTTATGAACTTTCAAGACTTTGTATTCATCCAAATGTTCAAAAAGAAGAATATAATATTACAAGTTGGTTTGTAAGTCGCTGCATTAAGAGGTTTAGAAAAGATGCAAAGGTTCGTGCTATTCTTAGTTATGCTGACTCTAATTACCACACTGGAGTTATATACAGAGCTTGTAATTTTAAGTACTACGGTCTAAGTGACCCAAAAAAAGATTTCTATTATACTGATGGCACAAAACATTCAAGAGGTAGTATTCGTGGCATTGATGGTGAGTGGCGTGATCGCAGCCGTAAACATCGCTATCTTATGGTATTCGACAAAACGCTGAATGTCTTGTGGAAAGAAGAAAAATATGGTATAATAGACAAGTGTGAAGGAAGTGCAAATGGGGAGATTGCTTAGGCAGTCTCCCTTTTTTCGTTTGATAAATAACTTATAACGGAAACTATAGATTTAATAAGATGGGTCTCTCACGTCTAGATAATTTTCTGAAATCAGTTCGTGGCACAATTCTCTACGTTGATCCAAGCAGTCTGGATGCAACAGATAGTATTGAAAATCAAGGAAATTCGCTAACCCGTCCATTTAAAACGATTCAGAGAGCCCTTGTAGAAGCAGCAAGATTTTCATATCAAAGAGGTCTTGATAATGATAGATTTGCTAAGACCACAATTCTTTTATATCCTGGAGAGCACTTTATTGATAATAGACCTGGATGGATTCCTGATGGAGCATCCAATTTTAGAATGAGGGATGGAAGCACTACAAATGATTTTCCTCAATGGTCAATTACATCAAATTTTGACATAACTTCAACAAATAATGCTCTTTATAAAATGAATAGTATTCACGGGGGTGTTATCATTCCTCGTGGTACTTCGATCGTTGGTATGGATCTTCGTAAAACAAAGATTCGTCCTCTTTATGTTCCAGCACCAGAAAATAACAATATTGAACGTTCATCAGTTTTCAAAGTAACTGGTGCTTGTTACTTATGGCAATTTACGATTCTTGATGCAGATCCTAATGGTATTTGCTACAAGGATTATACAACCAACACTTTTGTTCCTAATTTTTCACATCATAAACTCAGTGGATTTGAATATGCTGATGGTGTAAATAATGTTAAAATTGATGATACATTCCAGACTTGGGAAACGGCTCGTACCGATCTGGATATGTATTATGAAAAAGTTGAACTTGCATATGGTTCAACAAGTGGCAGACCAATTGAACCCGATTATCCTTCCGCAAGTGAAGATCTTCAACCAATTATTGATGAATATCGGATTGTTGGATCTCGTGGCGCGGCAGTAGGAATTACTAGTATTCGTTCTGGTAATGGTATTACTGGAAATACTACAATTACAGTTACATTTGAACAATCATTTGAAAATCAATTGAGTGTTGATACACCAATTCAAATTCAAGGTATTCAAGCAGCAGGATATGATGGGCAATATGTTGTAAGTGCTGTTAATAGTACGACAGAAATTCAGTATAAAGTTCAAAACGTTCCTACAAATCTTCTTCCGCCAACTACTGGTGCTACATTAAACATTGCAGTTGATACAGTTACTTCAGCATCGCCATATATCTTTAACATATCCTTGCGTTCTGTTTATGGTATGTGTGGTATGCTTGCTGATGGCAGCAAGGCCGATGGATTTAAATCAATGGTTGTTGCTCAATACACGGGTATTTGGCTTCAAAAAGATGATAATGCATTTGTAAAATATGATTCTACTTCAGGAACATATAGAGATTCTACAGCAATCACCAATCTTCATAGTGATTCAAGAGCAAGATTTAAACCAACTTATGAAAATTTCCATATTAAAGCAATTAATAATTCATATGTACAGTTAGTTTCTGTTTTTGCAATTGGTTATGCTCAACATTTTGCAGTTGAATCTGGTGGAGATTTTTCGATCAATAATTCCAATTCAAACTTTGGTTCAAAAGCATTAACTGCAACTGGATTTAGAAGCACAGCATTCCCAAGAGATGATATTGGATATATTACTCACGTTATTGGACCAAAAGAAATTGAGACCGAAGAAGTTAGCGTCAACTTTGGTGCAATTGATATTACAAATACAGTAGGCATTGCATCTACAACAAGACTTTATTTGTATGGGGAAACTGATGTAAATTCTTCCCCAAGTAGTGTGATTGATGGATATAGAATTGGTGCAAAAGTTAATGATACATTATATGTTGAGCTTTCTAATTCTGGAGTAACAACAACATATTCGGCACGTATTGTAATGCCGAATACTCAATATTCATCTGAAAAAATTATTCCTGTTGGTAGATCTGTTTCAGGAATTAATAGCATTGCTTCAAATATCTTTACTTTAACTGGCACACATTCATTCTTAAATGGCGAATCAATTCGTGTAATTGCCGATAATGCTCACCTTCCCGATGGCCTTGAAACAAATCAAATTTATTATGCAATTACGAATACTACATCGGTAGGTCTTGGAAGTGATCAAATTAAAGTTGCACAAACTTTAAATGATGCGATCAATGATAATGAATTGGATGTTAATTCAAAAGGTGGAGTTTTAAAAATTGTTTCCAGAGTTTCTGATAAAAATTCTGGAGATATTGGCTATCCAATTCAATGGGATAGTACACAATCTCAATGGTATATTGGTGTTGCCACGGATAATGGAATTTATCCTGTCTTAAATACTGCATCCTATGGGACTGCAACTCCAAGAACATATTTAACCAGAACTCCAGACAATAGAGGAGTTGTTGATACATCATATCGTGTTCGTTATGTAATTCCAAAAGATGCTACAACTCTTGCAAGACCACCTTTGGATGGTTATATTCTTCAAGAGTCTAATGATGTGATTGGTGCAGGAACCACTGAAATTCAAAAATATTTCAATCCAACTGGAGCAACTCTGTCAAACTCTACAGAGTTAAGAAACTTTAGATTTATTTCTGGTGCAGAATGGGCATCGGGAACTGCAAAAGTTTCTACAGAACTCCCACACGATTTATCTGTTGGTGCTGAAGTTGAAATTATTAATGTTCTCAGCACAAATAACCTTACGGGTATTGCAAATTCTGCATATAATGGTACTCATACAATTACTGGTATCAGTAGTGCAAAACAATTTAGTTTTGCTTTAACAAATAATCCAGGAACATTCTCAAATGATACTACTGCTAGAACCGGTAGTCTTCCATATTTTAGAAGAAAAAGATTGGCTTCTACCTATCAAGTTTATAGAAGTCAAGAAGTTCAACCATATATTCAAGGTGCTCAAGATGGTATCTATCATTTAATTCTAATTAATTCATCAAATTCTCCAACTGTTGCACCTTTTACAGATTTAAAATTCTTACAACCAGTACAAAATCTTTATCCTCAAACAAATAGAGATAATCCAAACTCAGATCCAGTTTCAACAAAAACTTTTGCAGTTGCAGAACCAATTGGACGTGTTGTAATCAATGACCCACAAAATAGTCTTACAAGAGAAACTATTGAGAAAAATTTATTTGACTTCAATGTCGGCGTTGGTTTAACAAACATTATTTCTTCTGGAGTCAGTACTCATACATTATATTCTGCAATTGATCATGGACTTTGTGGTATCACATCCGTTAGCATTGCAAATGCAGGTGCTGGTTATTCTTCAGGTATATATTATGGTGCTCGCCTCATCAATCCAGTTGGCGGAGCAACAACAAGTGGAAAAAATGCCACAGCAAGAGTAACCGTAAGTGCTGGTGGAACTATCACAAATGTCACCATTATGGATGGTGGTAGCGCATATGGAGTTGGAACTACATTATCAATTGCTGGTATTACAACTGTTTCTGGATATTCACCTTCAGTATTGACAATTACAAATATTTACAATAACGTTGGTGATTGTATCAGTATTTCTGGAGTTTCTTCTAATTCATATCAACCATATAATAATCTTTATAAGATTACCTCCGTAACTTCACCAACTCAAATTGAAGTTCAATCTTCAGAGACAATTTCTCCTCTTGGGCCATCAATTGCAGGTATCGGTTCCACATTAACAGCAAATGCAACTGCAATTCTGACTGGAAAAGCACTTTCTGTTACTCTCTTAACTTATGATTATTCATCTGGAATTGGTACTCTGACATTCCCAACTGCTCACGGATTTAGAGTTAATCAAAAACTTCGTATTGGCGGTGCTGATCAATCATTCTTTAATGATGATTTCATTGTCAAAACTATTAACAGTTCAACATCTCTTGCAGTAGCAATTGGTGCATCTACAGCAGGAATTAATACAGGCGGTACAATGACTGCCTATCGTCCATTCTTGTCATCTTATGGCGGAGATTTGACTAGAGATAATGAAAATACTTCTGGACGTTTAATTGCACCATATGCAGGTATTACAACTACCTTAGGAACAAACTTTGCTTCCACTGCATCAGATGTTGATCCAATCGTCATTCCAAATGCAGATATTTTGGGATTGAAGATTGGTGATTACCTGCAGATTGATGATGAAATTGTCAGAATCAGAACAAATGTGTCTGGAAGTACCGTTTATGTCTTCCGTTCATTATTTGGAACTCAAAGACAAAATCACCAGTCAGGCACTGCAGTCAGAAAAATTAAGCCTCAACCAATTGAATTCCGTAGAAATTCAATCATTCGTGCATCGGGACATACCTTTGAATATCTTGGATATGGACCTGGTAACTATTCCACTGCATTCCCAGAAAGACAAGACCGTATTCTGACCGCACAAGAAGTACTTCTTGCACAATCAGTAAAACTTGACGGTGGTGTCAGTATTTACACTGGAATGGATGATAAAGGTAACTTCTACACAGGTAATAAGAAGTTAAATTCTGCTACTGGACAAGAAGAAGTCTATGATGCTCCAATTCCTACCACAACAGGTGAAGATCCTGGAACTGGTGGTGTAAATGTTGGATTTGATGTTCTTTCTCCACTTGAAGTTTCTGTAAATCGTTCTCTTCGTGTTGAAGGTGGTCAAGATAACAATCTTATTTCTCAATTTGATGGTCCTGTTGTTTTCAATAACAAAGTTACAACAAATTCAGAAAAAGGTATTGAAGCAAAATCATTATTTGTTCAGGGTAATGCTGATGTATCGCGTAAATTTACAGTTGGCGTTGGATCAACTCCAACATCTTCTGGAAACCCAGGAGACATTATTACTAGAGCATTCCCAGAACATAACAAATATCTTGGTTGGATTTATACATTAGATAATTATTGGGAACCATTTGGATTTATTGGAACTCTTCCAAATGGCCTTGTCTTTGGTGCAGCAAATCAAGTTCTGTATAAAAACCCACTGGGACAAAATGCAGGTAACAATGATTTCTTATTCCAAAATAATTCTACATTAATCATTGGTATTGGCGCATCAACCAATGTTGCCAATCAAAAACTACAAGTTGGTGGTGGTGCATATCTAAATGGATTTGTTGGTATTGCATCTTCGGCACCTTCAGCAGCTCTTGACGTTGTTGGAAATGCAAGAATAAGTGGTATTGTTACCATTGGTACAGCATCAGTTACTATCAATGGCAATACTAATACTATTACTGCTGGCATCACATCCATTAAATCTGGAATTATTACCGCAACATCAGGAATTGTTACTTATTATGGTGATGGACAATATCTTCAAAATATTGATACTTCAAGTTGGGCAAATGTTCCTGTTGGACTCGGAACTGGAATTTATTCTAAGTCATTGCTTCGTGTTGGAATCGGAACTATCCTCCCTCAAAGTCAATTAGATGTTGTCAGTGGACTTTCAACAAGTGTTGATGCAAAACTTGCAAGGTTCTCAGCACCAGATCTTGGGATTGGCTCAGTTACAAGCATTGCATTCGGAAAACAGTTTTCAAATTTCCAATCATCACTCTTTGCATATAATTATTTTGGAAGTTCTGCATCTAGTGGTTCCTTCCTTTCCATTAGTCATTCAGGACAAGGCAATACTCTTGTAGTTGCTGATAGTGATCGTGTTGGTGTGGGAATCGCAAATCCACAAGCAAAACTTCATGTTTCTGGAGATGGAAGATTTGATAGCAATGTGGTGATTAGCGGTGCTCTAAGTGTAAATAGCAATGTGGTGATTAGCGGTGCTCTAAATGTAACTGGTGATATTACAGCATTCTATACTTCTGACCAAAGACTGAAAGATAACATCACTCCAATTCCAAATGCATTAGATAAAGTACTTTCAATTAGTGGTAATACATTTGATTGGAACGAAAAATCTGGCAAAGAAGGAACTGATGTTGGTGTTGTTGCACAAGAAATTCTGGAAGTTCTTCCAGAAGCAGTTACCACAAGAGATAATGGATATCTTGCTGTTCGTTATGAAAAACTTGTACCACTTCTGATTGAAGCAATTAAAGAACTTAAACAAGAAGTAAAAGAACTTAAAGGAGAAAACTAAATGTCTCTTCAAGCTTCAGGACAAATAAGTGCTTCTCAAATTAGAAACGAATTTGGAGCAACCAGTGGAACTTCTGTGAGATTTGGTGCTTATAGAGTAAGTCAAACAGTTTCCGCTTTGACTAATATGCCGTTGGATGCTGGTATTCCACAATCAGGATCTATAAGGTTTAGTAATTTTTATTCCAAAAAACTTAATGTGGTTGTTGATTATACATCATCAACACCAGTAACTAAAGTTAATGCTAAAAATGATTATGATGCAAATAGTAGAGTTGTTGTGGTTGGCGGATTTAAACAAAGACCTGCAGATCCAGCAGGAACAAAAGTATGGATTCATACCAATGGCGATATTGGATCTGATGCAAAAAGCACAACTAAAGAACGTTGTTCACTTATAACTGGAGCTTGGTCATCAACAACAGATTTAAGACTTGATATTGGTCCTAATGGTAGGGTAGTGGGCGCTGGTGGTGATGGTGGAGATGGTGGATATGAGTTTGGTAGCCAAAGAGGTTGTCAAGTATTTCCAGGTAATCCTGGATCAAATGGAACAAGTGCTATTGGAATAACTACCCCAAATATTATAGTTACCAATCGTGGAATTATTCAAGCAGGTGGCGGTGGTGGTGGAGGAGGAGGTGCTGCTGCTGCCATTAATCAAAATACTGGAGACCCAGATGAGGTTCATGGATCTGGTGGAGGTGGTGGAGGTGGTGGTATTGGATATCCTGGAGGAACTGGTGGTACAGGAGGGACATCAACCCCAAGTGGAAATGGCAGACTAACACCAAGACCTGGAACAAATGGAACTTCAGGAACAATATCTTCATCTGGAAATGGAGGTGCTGGTGGTTCATTTGGAATTGAAGGGCAATCAGGTGCCTCTCTTGGTGGAGGAGGTGGTGGTGGAGGAACCAGTGGACTTGGAGGAGACACACCCAATGGTACTAATGATGGAACAGCAGGAACCATAATTAGAGGAGGAACTGGTGCTAATGGTATTGCACGTGGATTTGGTAGTGGTGGTACTTCCAAAACTGCTGTTGGAGCAGCAGGTGGTGATTCTGGATATGCTATTATAGTAATTGGTTCTGGAACTGGAGTAACTATTACCAATACTGGAACAATTAAGGGAATTACTATATACAGCACAACACCATCATGAGAATGTGATGTTTTTCAAATATAAATAATAAAAAGTAACCGAGGGGAGAGTGAACCTCAATGGCAGGAATTAATAAGAATTTTGTAGTTAAACATGGTTTACAGGTTAGCAATAACTTAATTGTTGCTGACGAAACCAAATATACTGTGGGTATTGGAACCAGCGTATCCAACTCCAGCTACCGTCTTCACGTCAATGGTGGGATTGGAGCAACAGATTTAAAAGTTTCTGGTATTGGTACATTTGATTATATTCATCTAAATGGAACTGTAGCTGCTGGAACTAGTCAAGGTGCCATTGGACAATATCTTGTTCGTGTCGGAACTGGAGTTACTTGGCAAAATTTACCATCAACAAGAAGTTCTCAAACATTTACAGCCTCTGTAGGACAAACAGTATTTTTCTTTTCTTATACTGTCGGTTATTTGGACGTATTTGTTAATGGCGTAAAATTATCTTCAAGTGAATATACTGCTAATGATACAGCATCGGTTATTTTAAATACTGCTTGTTTTGGTGAAGAAACTGTAGAATTAATTTCTTATAGTTCAGTTAATCCTGGGTATGGATATACTGGAATTTATGGTATTTCTTTATTTGAAGATGGATCTCCCGTAGGCACTACGGGACAAGTTGTGGCATTAAATTTTGTAGGTGCTGCAGTAACTGCAACGGCCACTGGAGTTGCTGCAACTGTTTACCTAACTGAAAATTGGACAAAAAATAGTCAAGGAGTTTATAGTCTTAATTCTGTTGGAGTTGGAACTACAAATCCAAGATTTGCCTTAGAAGTTGGCGCTGTGGGTGCATCAGGAACTTCATTATGGGTCAATGGAAATGCAAGAGTTACTGGAATTCTAACCGTTGGAAGTTCAAGTATTGTTTTAGATGGATCAAACAATACAATCAATGTTGGTTCTGGAGTTACAATCAACGGAAATACTGGTATTGTAAGTGCATCCAATTTTTATGCAAATGGAATTCAAGTCGGGGTTATTTCAGCCACAACGATTGTTTATCAAGGTTCAACTTTAGCTTCCTCACAATGGGTAACAACAGCAGCAGGAATTCATACACTTTCTAGTGTTGGCATAGGAACCACAAATCCAACCAGTGCTCTTACAGTAGTTGGTAGTGGAACCTCAACATCACAACTTTATGTAACTGGTGTTTCTACATTTACCGGCACAACAAATTTAGCGACTACAAATATCAGTGGAGATTTAACATTTACAGGAAATAATGATCTTTACTTAAAAGATAATGGAGTTATTAACTTTGGGGATAGTAATGATCTCCAAATTTATCATAATAGTTCTGTAAGTGTCATTAGTGATGGTGGAACTGGTGGATTATTAATACAATCAGATAATGAAATTAAACTTGCTAAAAATGGAACAGGAAATGATAATTTAGCAGTATTCACTCCAGATGGACCAGTAGAACTTTACTATGATAACTCTAAGAAATTTGAAACCCTTGGTGCTGGTGTAACAGTCACTGGAACTACCTTCACAAACCAGTTAAGCGTTTCTGGTGTTTCTACATTTAAAAATACTGTTTCGGTTGACAATTATCTCGTTGTCAATCAAACATCAACTAATCCTAGCGTTACTGTGGATGTTGGTGGTAATACTGCCATTGCAATGTATTATGACACATCATCACTTCAAAGTTATCTTTATTCTGGCAATAAAAATTTAAACATTAAAGTTTATTCTCCACAAAATGTTAACATTATGTCAGGTGATTATAATTTGGCATCATTTAATAGTAATAGTGCAGCACAACTTTATAAAGGTGTAATAGTCACAGGATCAACTACTACAGATCAGTTAAGTGTTTCTGGTGTTTCTACTTGTACTGGAAGTGTAAGAGTTGGTGTTAGCACTGCTGCAGGTGTCATTCTTACTTCACCTAATGGAACCAAGTATCAACTATTTGTTGAAAATGGTGGCACTTTGAAAACAGTTGCAGTATAACATACCAATAAATAAAGATATCAGGAGAAACCAATGGCAGAAATAAGGAACAGAGAATTATCACAATTTAGTTCTTTTTTACACATTGAAGATGCTACACAAAGTATTGGTATCGCAACTGATGTAACTCCTTTTGTTGGTATAGGAACCACAAGCCCAACATCAAAACTTACAGTCAATGGTGATGTTCTTGTATCTAGCGCATTAACTGCAACATCATCTAATTTTAATAATTTAACTGTCAACAGTTCTGGTAATATTGCAAATATTTCTGGATCTAATCTTTATTATGCTGGAATTGGTACAATCAATACTTTAAATTCTGTTTCTGGAATTATTACCAATTTTACCAGCGGTATTGGTTCAATTACTCGACTCAATGCATATACTGGAATTGTAACCAATCTTTCTGGTACTGGAGTTACTTATACTTCTGGCAATTTAACAACACTAAATGCTACCACAGGAAATATTGTTACTGGAATTATCACAAATTTGACTGGTACTATCAATGCAAACATTGCGACATTAAATGCTACGACAGGAAATATTGTTACTGGTGTTGTTACAACTTTAACATCTACTAATGCATCTATAACAAATCTTACCATGGCTAGTATGAATTATACTGGTAGTGATATGAATATACCAACATTAAATGTCACTACAGGAAATATTGTTACTGGTGTTGTTACCACTCTTACTGGCAGTAGTATTAGTTACAGTGGTATTTCTACATTTAGTGGAGTTAAAATTTCTTCAGGTATTGTTACGGCTACAAACTCAGGAATTGTAACTTATTATGGAGATGGTAGTAAGTTACTTAATGTCACTGCATCTGTATATTTACAAAGCGATTCAAGTACTCCACTTTTAAATCCAACTGGAATTCTTTCCACATTCAATTTCGTAAATACAAATGGTGGCACAACGTACTCTGGGGGAATTGCATCAATTGATGTCGCTAGAGCCGCATCAGGTCCATCAAATGCAGTTCAATTTAAAAATGCTTCTGGTATTTTCTCCGGATCTTCAAACTTTACTTGGAATGGATCAATCGTATCGATTGCTGGAACTTGTGAGGCAACGAACTTTAATACAACATCAGATTTAAACTTTAAAGAAAATATCAAAACCGTTCAAGATGCATTGGCAATTGTATCAGATCTCCGTGGCGTAAGATTTGATTGGAAAACAACTCATCAACCAACAATTGGAGTGATTGCACAAGAAGTTGAAACCATTCTTCCAGAACTTGTAACAACTGCAGATCATAAAACGGTGAATTACAATGGTATTATTGGTGTTTTGATTGAGGCAATCAAAGAACTTAAAACTGAAGTTCAAACATTAAAAGACCAAATAAATAATCAGCAGGGAGGATTATAAAATGGCATTCAAAATTTCTGGTACTACAATTGTTAATGATAGTAGAGGGATTATTGGTTATGCCGAAACTCTGAATAATCTTGGAAATACTGGAGCAAATCCAAATATAGATCTTTCAAATGGAAATTTTGTGGTAGCAACATTAAATCAAAATGCTACTTTTACATTTTCAAATCCACCTGCAGGTGCTTGGTCTTTTACATTATTCCTTACTAATGATGCAACACCATCCAGAGTAATTGCTTGGCCTGCATCAGTTGTTTGGCCAAGTGGTACAACTCCAGCAAGAACTACAACTGCAAGTAAAACTGATGTTTATACATTTTTCACTGTAAATGGTGGAACAACCTGGTACGCAAACATAGCGCAATACAATTATAGTTAATTTTAATCATGAACGCACGATACAATGATTTCATTGGTATGTATCAGAACGTCTTTCCAGACGGGTTCTGTTCACATGTAATTTCAGAATTTGAGAGATTACTATCTTCTGGTTCTTGTGCAAATCGACAAGATGTAGAAGGTACTCCAAAAACAAGCAAAGAAGATTATCATTATTTCTTGAATATGAAAAATCATGTGATGTCACCATTTAATAATGTTGATGTAATGGATATTTTTATGAATTCATTACAGAATTGCTTTGATGAGTATATAAGTGAATTTGATATTCTGAAGGACATTCCTTTGAGATGTACAGCAGTTAAAATGCAAAAAACAGATCCTGGTGCTGGATATCATGTTTGGCATGGCGAACAAGGTGAAGGTCAAGCTAGTGCAAGATGCCTAGTTTATTCAGCATATCTCAATGATATTGATGATGCAGGAGAAACTGAGTTCTTATATCAAAGATTAAGAATTGCTCCCAAAGAAAATACTATGATCTTATGGCCTGCTGCATTTACTCATACTCATCGAGGTAACGTAGTTCATGGAAATAAATCTAAATATATAATAACAGGTTGGTTTTATATAGAGTGATATGAGTATTACTACCAGAAAAGTACTAAGTGGATCACAACAATATACAGGAAGTGTAACTTTCAATGCTCCGGGAACTTGGACTTCTCCAAATAGATTAGTTCAAGTTACAGTGCAGGGACGAGGCCAAGGTGGCAGCCCAGGAAATGCTGCAACAGCAGGAAATGCTGTCGCTCCTGGACAAGCAGGAACTGGCGGCGGCGCTGGCGGCGGCGGCGGCGGTGGCGGCGGTGGAGCCTCCAACCCCGGAACTGCGGGAGGAAGTGTTGCTGGTGGTGGTAATGGTGGAGCAGCTGGTGGCGGTGGTGCTGCTGGCGTTCCTGGCCAGCCAGGTGGTGCTGGAAATCCAGGTAATGCTGGTGCCCCTGGTCCTATAAATCCAGCAATTCAGGGTAATCCCGGAAACACTGGACAAGCATCATCTGCATTTGGTTTAACATTTCCAGGTGGCCAACGTGGCAATGGCGGAACCGCAAATGCAGCACAACCAGGAGCTCCAGGACCTGCTGGCCAAGGAGGAGGTGGCGGAAATGGAGGCGGACCAGGATCTCAACAAGGTACTGGAGGTGCTGGCGGAGTTCCTGGAGGCCAGCCTGGAAGTGGTACTGGTCCGGGTAGTACATTAAATTTTGTTGGAGGAACCGGTGGTGCTGGTGCTGCTACTGGTGGAAATGGTGGCCGAGCATCACCTGCCGCTAATTTTAGAGGTGGTGGCGGCGGTGGCGGCAGCGGCTCTGGTAGCGCAGGAGGAGCAGGAACCCCCGGCAATATTGCTACCAATCCAAACCCTGGCGTCTCAGCTCCGACAATCAATACACCAGGAGTTGTAGTTACTCCAGCAACTTCATATCCGATTACTGTAGGTCCAGGAGGTTCTGTTATTATCTCATGGAATACTCAATAAATATAAAAAATATTTGAATTTTAATTATGCCACAAAAGAAATTATCAAAAACTCGTCAAAAAATTCATGGTCTTTATGAAGAAGCTGAATATTATAATGTAAAATCAAATCAAACCAGAGCAAGATCTTTATCTGTAGGAACTTGTGGTGGTGGATTAATTGAAGTAAATATAAGAGGTGATATTGGAAATCTTTGGTATCAACTCCAACCAGCAGAAGCAGTAGAAATCATAGGTCAATTAGCAGCTGCTGCTGGTGTAGAAATTGCAATGAGGCCTAGACAAGATTTTGCTGCTTGGAGATCTTGGGACACTTCACTTCCTGCAAGTATTCAATGGATTGGTGCAGCACCTTGGCAATTATCTGAAGATCAAAGATTGGAATTAGAAGAAGCAAAAGCAAAAAATATTAAACCAATTGAAGGTACGAATGAATCTGAATAATTTTTATGTTTTAGTTGATAATGAAAGAAATCAAATTATTGACAAAATTCAAAAATTGCCTCAAAATTGGAAAAATATTGCAGGACTTCCTGGACTTACTGATGAAGAACTTTGTGATTTAAAATGGGCTGGGCATCATAATCTTGCATGGATCAATATTCATTCAGAAAAAATTAAAGAATATACATCATCATTACAAAATCTAGAGCTTAATAAAAATACATTTAAGTTATTAGTTTCAGATCTAAGAAAAGAGAAACAATCAGAACCAATTGATTACTACGGAGCAAAAATAAAATGTGATTTTAGAACTCGTTGTTCGTTATACGTTCTAAAAGAAAAAGAAAAAGTAAATTTTAAATGTATCAATGGATATTATACGTTTACTTCATTGCAAATTTCAGAAATTTATGATAAAATAGAAGCACAAATTCAAACTTTATTTGATCAAGAACTTGAAATTTACAATCAAATAGATAAATGTCAATCAATATCTGACTTTTTTAATGTAAAATATGACTTCTGAGTTTTTTTCAAATAAAAATTCTTTTGATATTATTCAAGATCCAATTAAAAATAGTTGGGGGCCATATTGGCATCTTAATACAAAAGAATATGAACCATATTGCTGGAATAATCAAGTATTCACTTGTGAAGAAATAGAAAGAATTAAAGTGATTGGATGTAGATTAGGAGTAGATAGGGCAACAACTGGCAATGGAAAGGATTGTCTAGATCACAGAAGATCTTTTACTTCTTGGATAAATCCAAATGAACATACAAGTTGGATTTATGAAAAATTAACTCAATTGATAGATCAAAATAATCAACAATATTTCAATTTTGATTTAACTATGATTGAAACTTTACAATTTACTTATTATTCTTCACAAGAAGATGGTTGTTACAAAAGTCATATTGATCCCTTAAATTGGAGATTACCTCACAACAGAAAATTAAGTGTTGTAGTTCAACTTTCGGATCCGTCAGAGTATGAAGGAGGAGATTTAAAGTTGCATAATTCTTATAATCCAGTGATAATTAATAAAGAAAAAGGTCTTATCATTACTTTTCCATCGTATACATTGCACGAAGTTACTCCAGTAACTAAAGGAGAAAGATATTCTTTAGTTGCTTGGGTTCATGGGCCTGCCTTTAGATAATTATTATGACATTTAAAGAAGATGGATATCAAATTATTCGTGGTTTTCTAGAACCAGACTTCGTTAAGTTTATTAATCAATATTTTTTTACAAGAATTACTGCAGGTCAAGCAGTAATTGGTGACGTTCAAGCACCAAATTCTTATATTTTTTATGGTGATCCTTTGATGGATACAATTCTTGGGGAAGCAGCAACAAAACTGAGTGAAGTTGCTGGTTATTCGTTATTGCCAACCTATACATATACAAGACTGTATGGTAAAAGTGATGAACTTGTGATTCATCGTGATAGACCTTCTTGTGAATTATCGGGAACATTAGCACTTGGATTTCCTGATGGAGAAGAAATAAATCCAATTTATTTTAGTAAAAATGAAGACAAATCTGATGCAATTGAGATTAGGTTAAACCCTGGTGATTTGTGTTTATATCATGGATGCGATTTGTATCATTGGAGACCACCATTCACTCAACGTTGGTATCTTCAAGCATTTTTACATTATGTAAATGCAGAAGGTCCTCATAAAGACTTTTTATATGATAAAAGAACTTATCTAGGAATGTCTAAATAAAAATAAAACCAAAATGGATTACAAATTATATGCCATTGTAGATCAAGATAATTTAGTAATTAATTGCACAACTTGGTTAATCAATGAAAACATTCAAGATCTGATTACAAATACATATTCTAGCAGATACAGTGCTATTGAATATTCTATGGATCAAAGTATTACCAAAAATCCAGCTGGAATAGGACTTACTTATGACGAATCTTTAAACGCATTTATTCGTAAAAAACCTGGAGATAATTACACATTAAATACAGAAACATTTGAATGGGAACCTAATCAAACTAATTAACCACTTTACAAACTGTCCACTCAACCTCCCAGGGTCTCTGGGAGGTTTTATAATAGCTTCGTGAACTCAGTTTCCTATGCCTCTGACTGCCACTGAAAAGTTAATTTTTATAGCATCATTCGTCAATTTTCTTCACTGGGGCGCAAAAGTCACGGAATCTGTACTGAATCATGCTATTTCTTGAAATTACTGGTTATAACTGCTCTAAAAGGCGCTGTGAGAGCATTGTAGAGTGGTTCATAGGGAAATACCTTCCCAACCATAAATTGGACGTTGTAGTGAACCACAGAGGTCTTCTGAGGGAAGGTGTATATGGTTGGTGTACCGTACTAGATTGTGATCATCGTCCAAGGGCTTTTGAAATTGAAATGCATAATCGTCTGAATGTAGAAGATTATGCTAAGACTTTGTTTCATGAGCTTTGGCATGTGTATCAACATGTACATGGAGATCTTCGTGATAAGTATCAGAAACGTCTTTGGAAAGGTGTTGATTGTTCTGAGTTGGATTATGATGATCAACCATGGGAACAAGAAGCAAACTCAATGGAATCTCAACTGTACCTGATGTACTTGACAGAAACCTCATAAGTAATTAGAATTGCTTTGTCCGGGTTGATGAGATGGCTATAAGTACTTTAGAGAGACACAAATATAATGGCAATGAGATCATCAAGACTCGTACATTAACATACGAGCCTTACAGATATTGTGAATATAACATGGCACTGGTGATGGGTTTAATAAGACGCAAACTCACACCAGATTTGCTATCTACAAGATATCGGGAAGAAAACAAAACAAATCCAACATATGGACATTGCTATCACTCTACACAGGCATTGTTCTATCTGATGGATACTGATAAGTTACAACCAATGAGTGGTATTGATTACCGTGGTGAAACTCATTGGTGGTTACAAGATGGAGATAACATTTATGATCTTACTGCGGAGCAGTATCTTTCCGTAGGAAAGTTGCCACCATATTCTGTAGGTAAGAAAAGTAAATGGTATGGTTGGAAAGGTCGTCCACATCAGAGATCATTGGATCTCATTGTGAGAGTTCTTGGCAATCGGGTGACAGACACTGTGACAGTTGCCGAAGTGGATGGGGCCTTGACACCTTTCTTTTGATCCGTGTATAATAGCCAGGTAAGCAACGGACGAGAACTTAGTTCTGCCTTGATTACACACTGTAGTTTACTTAGTTTAACTTATGACAGTTCAAATCCCTTTTATGCCTAGCGAAACTCAACTTGTTTGGGATCGTGTGGCACAAACTTGCAACAATCCTTTGGGATTGACCGAAGAGATTCTTCAACAATCTCTTGAAGTTTGTCCCGCTCCTGAATATCAAGGAGCAGAGTATATTGGTCGATATCTGGTTCCTCGTTCTTTTGTTCGCTATGATCAAGAAGAACAACCCCGTGATAAAAGTAATGATGCTGATCACGTTAATAATCTAGTCAATAATTTTGAGACGATTGGTTATCGTCTGGATGCACAACCTCCCATCAGTTGTTTTGATACAAATGATGTAGCATCTACCAAACTCAAAGCACAATCGGGTTATAACCGAAATGAAGCTTTGGATCGGATTGGTCAAGAACTTTATATCTTCGATGTTTATAAGTTTGAGAGTAGGTTTTGGGAAATTGTTGCTCGCAACCAGTCAAATCACCACTCCAATCCTCAACTTAGTCAGTCTATTCAAGACTACATCAAAGAAGTTTGCAATGCTGTGGAAAATGAAATCATTCCTGGTGATGCAGATGCTATTTCTGATTTTGTAGATCTGATTGCTACAGATAAAACTGCTAAAGCTCGTAAAAAAATTAAAGTTACTTGCTTTAACAACTGTCAGGTATTTCCTAACTTCCGTACCTACAATTCTGTTGGTGCTGGTAAAAATACTTTGAATGGATTCATTAAAGAAAATGGATTTGTAAAACAAGGTGTTGAAGGTCGTACTGATGAAGAGTTGAAAGCACAAGGTTATATTACCTATTGTGCTGGCAATGGTGACAACAAAAGCAGTTGGATGCGAGCACTCTATCACGGAACTCGTTTGGGTCTTCCCGTGTGGATCTTTGGTTATGCAGCAAATCGTGTAGATAACCTAGAACAGTTCCGTGCAGAATACATCAATGATTTCAATGAATTGAAACAAGTGATGCTTGAGTTTGCTTTCTCGATTGCTGATGGTGGAGAGCAATCTTCGATTGATGAAGATGCTTTTTGTGTCAAACTCGCTGGATTTTTGCCTCAGTATGTGAAACCCAATCCTCAAGATAGGGGTCGTCCTACTGAAAATACATTGGTTGATGTATATGGCAATTCTATTCGGTTTGATCCTGATGGAGATTGTCTGACACTTTCCCAACCCTGATCCAATTTGTGAACTGTCACACGGGGTCCACACGGACCCCTTTTTGCTGTATAATGGCCATATCGAAACGAAAGCAATGGAACTTCGCCCCCATCAACAACGTGCCCTAGATGCTCTCGTAAAGCATGTTATTGGGCAGGTGATCATCCCGACTGGCGGAGGTAAGACCAATGTTGCTATTTTTGATGCAATCCGTGAGTTTCAGTCTGATGCTCCTAAAACCATCGTAGTGGTTGCCCCGCGCATCCTTCTGGCAGAGCAGTTGTCTAGTGAGTTTCTTGAGTTTATCACAAATGTTGCAGTATTGCACGTTCATAGTGGCGAAACTCATCACTTCAACACCACTAAACCTGCTGAGATCTACAACTGGTCTCGTCGTGCATACAAACATCAACTGATCTTCACTACCTATAACTCACTCAAGCAACTTGTCACTGCTGGTATTCATGTTGATACCATCTATTTTGATGAGGCACATAATTCTGTGCAACGTCATTTCTATCCTGCCACTCAACATTTCAGTCAACATGCTGACCGCTGTTACTTTTTTACTGCTACTCCAAAGCATTCTCTTGCTGCTAGTAAACCTGGAATGAATGATACCCGAGTGTATGGCCAGGTGATTTGCAATGTACCTGCTCCCGAACTTGTAGATGGTGGTTATATTGTACCACCTAAAGTTGTGGTCAAACAACTACCGATGCTTGGCAAACATGCTCAGGTTGCTGATCGTGACAGCGAGAATCTGTTGGATACCATTGATGAACAAGGTGTCTCTAAGGTTCTCATCTGTGCCAAAGCTGTCAAGCAGATTCTCAATCTGGTTGCAGAATCTGACTTCTGCCTGCAACTCCAACAGCGTGGATATTCCTATATGTACATCAGTGCAAAGACTGGTGGTGTGATTGATGGTCAGAAAGTCAATCGTGAGCAATTCTTTGACACTCTCACTGCATGGGGTAAGGATAACAATAAGAAGTTTGTTGTTCTACATCACTCCATTCTTTCTGAGGGTATCAATGTCAGTGGACTTGAGGCAGTGATTTTTATGCGCTCCATGGATTACATTGGTATCAGTCAGACTATTGGCCGTGTGATCCGTTTGCATCATGATGATGCTGCTGGACTGCGCTCTGGTCGTATTGCTCCTGGTGCTGTGCAAGACTATACTAAATCTTTTGGTCTTGTGTGCATTCCTGTGTTCAATAAGGTTGGCATCAGTACCGCGCAGAAAGTACAGTCGGTTGTTGATACCATCTTTGTTCAAGGTGAACCTGCAATCTCTACCGTAAGAAGATAACATATGGAAGTCAAATTCACGCAAAATCATTTTAAAAAGTGTAAAGAAGTAACTTGGGATGATATAGTTGAAAAAATTGATAATGAATTTTTTCACCAAACTCATAAAATTATTTGCCCTTCAGATCGTGCTCCAACAATCATTCTTCATAATGATTACTATCCACTATCAATTAAATCTGCATATAATGAAGTTGAAACCGAAACTGGTATAAAAGATATGCATATCTATACTTCATTGGGTAGAAATGCTTCAACATTTGGAAGACACTGTGACACAATGGATGTTTTGATTGTTCAATCTAAAGGAAAAATTGATTATGAATTTGATTGTGGTACAATTGTAAGGATGAGTCCAGGGGATTCTCTTCACATTCCCAAAGGAGTTTATCACAATCCAATTGTATCCGAACCTAGAATTACATTGAGTTTCTCTTGGCAATAAATTATGAAAGACTGGACAATCTACTGTGAGACTACCTACAACAGTCTCAGGGCCAATATTCACAACTGGGGTAAACCAGAGTTTGCTCGCCCCATCACCAGAATCTACTATATCGGTGTTTTTGATTGCGGTGTGCCCAATCCTACGGGTCTGATCAGCGAAAATGCACTCAAAAACAAAAATATAAAACAGAAGGTCGTACATGACCATTATTTGTCTCCACAATTCATTGGACGGATGATTCTGGACAATCCTGAGGTGTATTTGACCGATTTTGACAAGTTCAAATCGATTTTTTGGCAGTCTTGTCAGACCATCGTGGTCACTCAGCAGGAAAACGATGCCCTGGCTGCTCTGACATCAAATGATGGTAACATATATAAAGTTCAAGTGCCAACCTATTTGAAGTACAATCATCTTAAGATTAAATTAAATAAACGTCCAGAAAATACAATCCGATGGAATACTTCAGTTCCAATTGAATCTAACATTCTAGAGGTTCCTGAAGAACTTACACAATATGAAAAGAGGTTTCTAGTATGAGAGAAGGATTCATCACGGCAGACGGTTATGCGGCTGTCCCCTGGGGCAAAAAAAACCTGATTATCCTGTATAATGGCCATCAGATAGAGACGGTAAGCACACCGCTCCAAGCACAAAAGTTCATTAAAAACCACCGCACTAATCCATCCAAAGGAACAGTATTCCTATGAAACTCCCAGCACTACTATCTCTTGCATTGTTTGCTCCAATGCCTGTGTTTGCACAACAGACAAACATCTATCAGGTATGTACAACCTATCAAGAGAACTATGCTCCTGGATATTATGATCAGTATGGTAACTATCGTCAAGGAAATGTAAGCACTCAGGCTTATAATACTCAGTGTGGTACTGGTACATACTATCGCCCCAATACTGGTGGTACATATTATCCAACACCTGTTGTAGCTCCAGTTGCACAACCATATCGTAGGTCATGTGCTGCTGCTCCTATTGGCGCTATTCTTGGTGGTTTTGGTGCATACAAAGCAACCAGTAGTGTACCCAATCGTTGGTGGTCTGTTCCTCTAGGTGTTGTAACTGGTGGAATTGTTGGAAATGCTCTCTGTAACTAAAATGAAAACTGAGTTTATTTGTGTCAAACCTAAATCATCAAAAGCAAAGAATAGATTTGCAAATATGATGGATAGTCTTCATTCTTGTCGTGTTGAACAACGCAAGGATGGTAAAGTCTTTCTTGCATCTATTAGTGGTAAATACTTCTTTTGGTTGAATGAAAGCGGTGATGATCATTGGGAAATTATAAAATAATGGAACATATGTTCTATGTTCCATTATTTCACTATAAAGTGGAAAATTGGACTTATAAAAAAAAATTTCTACTTGAACTATATGATTCAATTAAAACAGAATGTGAAATAAAAAAAGATACGACGGTAATTACAAATTATCATCAAAATCATAAAAAATTAGTTCAAGATATTGCATATATTTTTTATTCCGAAATAAAAGAATTTGCTGAATCTGTTGAAATATCAAAATATGATGTTAAAGATGCTTGGTTTGAAAAATCTTACAGAAATAACTATCACGGGATTCATAATCACGGACCAATTGGTTATTCCTCAGTTTGTTTTATAAATTATGATGAAAATGAACACAGTCCAACTCAATTTGTATCTCCGTTCAATAATTTTATGAATGGATCTACATTGATTCATAGTCCTCAAAATATAACAGAAGGATCTATTATATTTTTTCCATCTATTATAAATCATTATACAGATCCAAATCAATGCGATAAAGAAAGATTGATAGTATCTTTTAATTTAAACTTTACTTAAATGGATAAATCAGAAAAACGTAACCGAGCACTAGGTCTTTTTGTTGAAAGTGTACTCAAACCAGATCCAGAACTTCGCCAATGCTCTCACAATCAAGAGTGCTTTAATGAACTGCTTGAATGGAGATCTGAAGTTCTTGAGTATCTACAAAAACGAAGAGAAGAGGAATTTGGTTAATGAGCCCATACTACATCTATTTCATCATTTTTACTTGTATCGCATACTTAATTGTAACTGATGCAAGTGTTGCAAGACTATTTGTTCTTCTGATGGGAATTGCAAGAATAGAGTATGAAAAGATAAAGTGGTGGGTTCTTCACAATCCTGCAAATCCGATTGTTAAGTATCTAATGTGGCGAAGATCTTGGAAACTTGCAAAAGAATTGGAGAAAGAATTTAGCTCTCGTAATGATATATGAAGCAGCAACCTTATCATGTCCTAGATAGTACGACACCTTGGTATGAACTCTTGAGTTATTTGGAATGTTGTGCTAGCCTGGGTGTTGAACCATCACTCACTAGATGGATTCGGTACACTAATTATTACAGGAGTGTGTCAAATGTCAAGAACATATCGCAAAGTTGAATACATTCACAGTGGAGCATTTAGGCATCCACATACAGAGAATGAACGCAAACAACTTGACGGAATTATTCATGATGTAGAACTTGAATTAGACTATAAAGTTTCTGGATTGAACCACATGAAGGCACGGGAGCATCAGTTGCCTTCAACATATGATGACAAAGTAGTAAGTGCTTATTATGAATCTGACCACATGGCCTACGGAACCTAGTTTACTTGATCGCATAGCATCTTTAGAATATGAGAATGTTGAAACTTCCAACTGTCTCTATGAAATATATACATCCATAGAGACACTGGAGAATGTTAAAATGTATGAAGAACTGACACAATTTGAAAGGGCATTGGCAAGATTTGGTGATAAAGTTGCTTTAATTGCTGGACTTGAAATTGCTGATAAAATTACTCCCGAAGATGCTTACCAACAAATTAAAACTCTTTATAAAGAACTCAAATCCCTTCGCAAAAAAGAACGTGATGATTGGGAATATCCCGACAATTAGATCCTGTTCTAAATGTAAAGAAACCAAACCACTTGATTTAAATCATTATCAACAAGTGAAATACTTTTCAAGTGGTTTTTCCTATTATTGTAATGACTGTAACAAACCAAAGAAAAATGACTGAACAAGATGATGGACTGAAGGTAACAGAGAATGGTGATGGATCATTCACTTTAGAGTGGGATGAAAAAGATCCACGCTGGTCAATGCTGAATGGGTTGACACAAGAAGAAGTTACTGCTATACTAACCGAAGGTCTTCAAAAAATGCTTGATAATGACTGACTACAAAAAATACTCATTGGGCCAAGTTGAGAACTTTCTGTATGATGCAATGAGTACAGATGCAACACCAAAAGAAATCTATGATGTCATTAAAGGTGTTGTTGAAGATAACTATAATACCTATAAGGTACAGACAGAAAAAGCGAGTGAACTTCTTGCTCTGCTGAATGGCCATCGTCCTGTAGATTTTGACTTTTGTGATAAAGATGACCCATCACCTGAATGTAAAAAGTCTTGGAATGACTTCTGGGAAGAAAATTACTGTTCAGAAGAACACCAACAGTACACAGAAGAAGAACTAAATGCAATGTGTGATGCTGCTGAAGCAAAAGATAAAGTAGTTAAGTGGTCTCTTCCTGTTGAAGCAGATCCAAGTGGTGAATACTTTGTAACTTTCCCTGATGATTTGTTAGAAGCAGCAGATCTTAAAGAGGGTGATCAAGTTGAATGGATTGCTCAAGATGGTGGATCTTATCTTCTTAAAAAAATAACTAACCCACTTGGAATGGAAAAATGTTGATGGTTTTTGGATTAAAGATTGGGAGTTGATAAAATGGCTTTTCAATCTATATGGTATTATACAAATCTTGATCCTCGTATTGTAGATATTATTGAGGAAGATTTGAGCAAAACTTATGACTCATCTTTCACCGAATCCTTGATTAAACACAAAAATACTAGTATCTTAGACAAAAATGTGAGAAATTCTCATCATGCTTGGATTCCCACAAATCATTGGATATCTGGATTTATTTGGCATTATGCTCATAAAGCAAATAAAGAAAATTTTCTTTATGAATTGGATCATATTGTCACATCTTTACAATATACCATATACCAACAAGGTCAGTTTTATAAATGGCATACTGATCAATCAACAGATAAGTTTTATAAACCTTTACCATCCAATACTGATGAAAATCTAAAAGAAAATTTTTTAAATCAAAATACAGAATCAGTTCGTAAATTGTCTGGTGTTTTGCAACTATCTGATCCCAATGATTATGAGGGTGGTGAATTGCAGATTATGGCAGAAGATGGTAGTTCATATTTTGCTCCAAAGGAACAGGGAACAATAATTTTCTTTGATTCTAGATCTAATCATAGAGTTAGAAAAGTTGCCAAAGGAATTAGGAAAAGTTTAGTCTTTTGGGTAAAAGGCCCGAGATGGAAATGAATGATAAAGAGGAAGGAATCTATCCTACTGGTTTATCTGATGGATGTTCATGATTCTCTTTGGTTTTATTATCACAATAATTTTATTAAGTAGTGTAAAGCAATCCCAAAGAGAATCTTAAGCAATCTTCATTCTCCTAGATATTGTGTTAGGATAGCAACATAATACTTGGACACAATGACACTTGCAAAAACTGGTTCGGCAGACCTTACAACCGAAGAATGGAATGAATTAGTTGCACTTAAAGAAGCAATTAACTATTCTCCACAAACTGTAAGTCCAGAGAAAATGGAAAAGTTTACTGAGCTTATGGTAAGATCCTTAGAAGGTAAAGGAAATAGGCCAGTTTAAGAAGTGGCACATGGCAGTTCCACCTGCTCCCATTTTGCTGTATATTGGCCATGTTGAGATAAACACTACATGGCAACCCGCTCTCGCATTGGTATCGAACTTCGTGACGGTTCTATTCTGTCTGCCTATCATCATTGGGATGGCTATCCTTCCTGGTTGGGTCGCATTCTGAAGACTCACTACAATAGCAAAGAACTCGCTGCCGAACTGATTGATGGTGGCGATATGAGTTCTGCATGGACTAATGCAGGTTTCAAAAATGAAACTGTTGCTCAAGGTGCTCTTTATTATTCTTCCCGTGGTGAAGATTGCCCTCCTCGCCTTGATAAGAACTCAGGTGAGTTCTTGACTAAAGATGCTGAAGAATATGCATATCTTTATACTGAATCTGAAGGTTGGTTGTGCTATGATACTTGCGATTGGCATGAAACTTATCTTGAAAGTCAAGAAATCCCCTCTGTTGCTCTTGCTGTATGACTGAAACTTCAATTAAATTGAATAAAGATGAATTGACTGTGCTTATTAGTTCTCTGAACTATATGTCACAACCAAATGAAGTTTACTTGCAAATGAATTATACAAATGTCAATCGTCTGTATAATAAACTATTCTCTTTGTATGAGGGCTTGAAATGACTTACAACGCAAAAGTAAAACTCTGTTACATCAATGATAGTGATGTAACTCCAAGTAAGTATTTTCCTGAACTTGTTGATAGACAAACCATCACTGTAGAAGCACCTGCAAGTGACTTGAATGTTCATCAGTATTTTGAATTATTCAAGGGATTTCTTCGTGCTGTTGGATTTACTGATTATAACATTATGGATGCTGGATGTCGTCTGGCATTCAATGATAGTAATGATGAAGCACAGATGAAGAAGTTGATGGAAGAATATGAACTGCAAGATAGGCAGGGATATGATGCTGACGATATTCTTGCTATGGAGGAAGAAATCCGCCAACTGAAAGAAAAACTTGCAAGGGTTCTTCCAGAGCAATATGTTGAGGAATATACTGATGAAGATGCTCCAAGAGATGATGGAACATCTTGGAATAAACCTTGGGGAGATTTAGTTCCTGGTTCAGATCAAGCATATAAAGCAGGTTGCAAGTGTCCAATTCTTGATAATCAAAATATGCCTGAAGGTAAAAAATGGGTGAATGGTGATTGTCCTCTTCATGGTAATGTAAAATGAGATTTGAAAACCCAACAAAATGGGAACTTTTTCTTGATGGATTCCACTATATCTGCTCTGCCCTTGAAGCCTATAATGCTGGTGATTACTGGGGAATGAAAGAGTTTTGGGAAACTATCAATGTTGGATGGTATTATGAATATATCTACCCATATGATGACCCATTTGTTATACACATTCCTTCCCCTGAACGTAAACTAAGGTTAGCAGAATGAACAATCTTGATTATTACAGGGCAGTATTATTTGGTGCTGTAGTTGCTGCATTCTTTCTTTCTATGTTTTATGTCTTCACAAGAGAAGATAAACCACAAAAACCTCAAAGCAACTTTGAGGTAGTGGATTCATACAAAGGATGTGATGTTGTGCGTTATACTAATCCAAATCTTGCAAACTATCAATATTTCTTGGACTGCAGAAAATGAAACTCTTTCAAGTAGCAAAGTTTTATGTAAGAGAGGATTATGGTAAGGAATATTGTCTATCACTCTTCCTTACAGAAAAATATTCACTCTTACAAGTTGCTTTTGATATTGGTGAGTATGGTTCTTGGATAGAGTTTCCTTATCTACAAATCTCTATGGGTTATGGAAAGTTATTCTCATTCTTATTCACTTTGGGAAAATTAGGTTTCACTTTTGATATTGCTGGTAGAAATTGGAGAGATAAGCACTTTTATGTTCAAGGAAGTGAAGAATGAGTAGATTTCAAGAAAATCTTGATGAACAATTCTTAAAAGAAACGGCAACCAAAGTAGCAAATGTTCTTCATATGCCTTTAGGTGAAATTGAACCGTTAAAGCTTATAGAATTGTTCTCGTGTCTTTATATTCTTATGGGTGGTGATGAAGAACTTATGATACATTGGTTGAATACTCATAACAATCATCTTGGGTTTAATCCTGCTGCAAGATTGACAGATGAACAATCTATGAATAAAATTATAGGATACTTAGAGAGTATGTGTTATCACTGATGACTTATTCTAAACCACTTCTAGGCACAAACAAAAAGAAAACCAAAATGACTTGGGCAGAGTATATCTTCACACATCTCATTCCTACTTGGTTTCAATCATTCAATGATAACTTTGTGATGTGGAGAGATCTTGTAACTGGTGATTATGAGAAGTATGTTCTTCTCAAAAATGATGATCCATTTCAAGAATGTTATGATTGGTTTTGGTGCAGTATCAATCTTGATGAAACATATTCCAAAGAGTTTCTTGAGTATCTAATGCAAATGGTAGATGATATTGAAACTGGTAAAGAAAAAGTCTATCCGATGGATGAAGTTTTTGATAGAGTTAGAAATCTTGTTGGAGATTTGATTGATGATGAAACCTCTAAACCAACTTAAATCTGGTGATACTGGTGAGATTGTAAAGATTTCTTGTCCGCATACTTTATTGTTTCGTATGAATGCATTAGGTATTCGTACTGGCCAAAAAATAAAAGTATTAAGAACTGGGTGGTTTCGTCCTATACATATTTGTATCTCCACAACAGAGATGTTTATTCGCAGAAAAGATGCTAAAAACATTTGGATAGACTAATGGCAAACTTCAATGTAGAACAACAAAAAATAATCTATAATGCTGTTCGTTATTATCAAATCAATCGCGTTACATTAGACAGCAAATTATATAAAGACTGCGATGCAATTCTAAATGAATTATTTCCAACTGTAATACAGCATGTGCCAGTTGATCAAGAGGCCCCTGCAAACACAACAAAACCTGGAACTACTGTATAGTGGCTACATGGACAAACAAACTAAATTGTTATTTGCATTGTCACAAATTGAAAATGTTTCTAATTTGATTAAAGACAATGAGTATGAAAGTTATCTCATTCGTCATATTATCTCTGTTCAATCTGAATTACAACGTCAGTTGACAAATCTTACACAATCCATTACAATTAAGGAGTAATTTACAAACACAAATGAAACAGATTTATCTTGTTGACTACTGGGTTCCTTTTCCTTCCTCTGAATATGGTGGAATCATCAATGTCATTGCAGAAAATGATAATGAATGTCACGATCTGTTGGTAAACTATGGTGGTTTTGATGACATCTACAATGATCGCATCATGACAAATGTAGCAAAAGCATCACGGTTTGAACTTGTTAATCAAGAAGAAGAATCTCGTATCGTTGACGCATTTTTGACCTAATGGATTTTGAGTTTCCTCATACTGCACCACAAGGATGTTACTATGAAATTGAACAATTCAAACGTAATGTTCTTTCTATTTGGTTGTGTAATAACCGCGAGTTTGATTACAATCTTGGTAAACCAACAAAAACAATCTGGGGATTCTACAATTCAAAGAAACGTGAGTATTATGCACCAATCAATTCAAAAACAGTTGGTAAAGCAGTAGAAATCAATCATACTCGTAACTTTACGGCTATGCAAATCAAACAAACAGTTTTGGAACAATGCTTTTCGTAGAAGGAACATCTGTATCATATAAAGATATTATTGGTGTTGTTTCGTTTTGTAGTAAAGGGTACGTTTCAATTTTAATCAAGAAAGGAAATCATCCTTCACAAGATGTAAATGTTGTGGTATATCAAAGTGATTTCAAAAACATTCATTTGCTTGACGAAAAATGAATATAATCAACTATACACTATTTCCAACGATTGTCACTGAAGTTGAATGTGATCTATTCAAATACATTCAAGGTGATTTAATTCGTTGGATTTATAACTACAAATCTAAAACTGAAAGTGTAGTGTATAGTAATCGTGGAGGGTGGCAATCTCCAAACGATTTTCACAATGATCCTTCGTTTTCTGAGTTTAGAAATTATATTGTAACAAATGCAAATCATGCACTTTGTTATTATAATTGCCAATTTAGTTTAGACAACATGTGGATCAATATAAACAAAAAAGGTGATTATAACATTTGCCATGATCATCCTGCATCCACAATGTCAGGTGTAATCTGGATTAAAACACCAGAAAATTGTGGTAAATTGAGTTTTCGTTCACCTCACGAATATGTTGAACATTCTTTATTAAAATGTGCTGATGAAGATGTAAAAAAAGAAAGAAATTATCGTGATACATTTGATTTTATGCCAAAAGAAGGAACTATGATATTATTTGCATCACATTTAATGCATTGGGTAGAGATGAATGAATCTGATGAGGATAGAATCTCAATTGCATTTAATTTGAATATTGTATGAAACAACGTAAAAACTTGTGGAGATTGTGGGCAAAATCATTAGGTGAAAAAGCATCTAAATGTGATCGTGAGAGTGACACAATCGCTTTCATTCGTTCTTTCATCTTTATCACATATCTTATCACCAACTGTTTTATCATTTATGGTGTAGTTCGTACTCATATATTTCCAAAAACACAAAATCCAATTAAATGTATTGTCATTAATAAATATGAATACGCTAAGAAAGTTCTATGAAATCCTTCCATCAATTTTTTGAAGATTTGGGTGAAAGAAGGCAACAACTTGCTCAAAGACAAAGAGATAAAGTTGTTGCATTCAAAGATAGAGCAAAAGCAAACATACAAAAACAAGCAGCAACTCATGCGGCTATTAAAAAACGTTATGATGCTATGCAACAAGAAAGAGCAGAAAGAATGGCAAACAAATCTAGATAAATAATGGTGCTTATGTGTTTGGCGACTTATAAGCAGAAAGGGGGCAGAAATGCTCCTTTTCTTGTATAAATACTAATGCCAAACATATAAAGCAGATGGAATACTACACTTACGCTTATTTGCGTGAAAATAGAACACCTTACTACATTGGTAAAGGTAAAGGTAATAGAGTTTACCAAAAAAATAGAAAATCAATAAACCCACCAAAAGATAAATCTAGAATAATATTTCTAAAACGAAATTTAACTGAAAAGGAAGCATTTAAACATGAAGTTTATATGATTTCTGTGTTTGGTAGAAAAGATTTGGGTACAGGTATTCTTTATAATCTTACAAATGGTGGAGAGGGAACTTCTGGAGCAAATAATTCGGGAAAAAGAAACGGTTTCTATCAAAAATCTCATACGGAAGAAACAAAACTAAAAATATCTAAAGCAAAAATTGGAACCAAGTTTCCTGAAGAATTAAAACCATTAGTATCCAAGAGAACTAAAAAAATGTGGGAAGATGGTGGTGTGTTTTCTACACCAAAGTTTAGACAAAAACTATCACAATCTTTATGCAAAAAGCAATATCAACTTACTAATGAAGAAGGGGAGGTATATTATACTAATAACATAGTGCTATTTTCCAAAGAACACAATTTAGATTACAGTTCAATGTACAAAGTTGTTAAAGGAAAACTAAAGTATTATAAAGGATGGGTAGGAAAAATCATATGACTGGAACGATAAATATATAAAAAACGAAATAAATGAAAACGTTTCAACAATTTCAAGAACAGTTGGAAAGAGGTAGATTAACTCCAGCAACACCTGCACAAACACAACAACAACGTGTTTCAAGTGTAAAGAGAGCAAGCATGATTGCTACAAAGATGCGTGGTCGTGCATCAGATGAATTAGATTCTCATCAATCCAACATGAGAACACTACTCAAAAAGTCTGGAGAAGATATTAAAGGGGCCCACTAATCAGGCTGTCCACTATTCTCCCCAAATGCCCTCAGAACCTGTATATTGGCCATGTTCTGAGGGATTTCTAATGTTTGAAGAACTTTGGTCTGAGATTGCTGATGCTCCTGGCGAGATCTATGATCTACCCGAGATGCGTGAGTTTGATGACAACTACGATGATAAATCGTTCGCTACACTACTTGAAACTTCCTACGATTTCTGATGCCTGACACCTATTCGTTCTCTGGTGATGCTGTAACATTCCTGGGCCTGGTTGGAGTTATCTCCACGGCAATTATTATGGTTACAGTGTATAAACGTTACTGGAACTCTCCCTACCGCAAATAATCATGGCAACTTGGCAAGCAGATGTATTCGTAAACTCACAAGTTGGGCGAATCAAAACTGAAGTAGAGGCAGCATCATTTGCTGGTGCCAAACAACAAATCTATGCAAAGCATGGTGATGTTCAGCAAATCACTAATTTACAACAAGTAAGGTCATCTTCGTTATCTTCGAGTTCTAGCAGCTCAGATAGTGGTGGCGGAGCAATCTTGTTACTCGGATTCATTGTCATTGCGTTAATTATGAACTATTGGTATTATATTGTACCAGCAGCTATTATAATTGGTTTGCTTTGGTGGTTTGCAAATAAATGACAATGAATGTAACCGAACATAACATCAGTGATTGGGAGTTGAGTAATAGTGAAATTGAAGAGATCATTCGTCTCACTAAACTTGAGATGAAAAAGTATCCTGAAGATAAAGAAACTCAAATGTTCTATGGTATGATAGTTGGAAAGCTTATGATCATGAAGAATAATGAGGACACTTGAAGAACTGTCACAAGGGCCCTTGCAAGAGGGTCTTTTTGCTGTATGATGGCCACATGAAGAACACACACCTTAACCATCCTGAAGATGAAGTTCTTAATGGCAAAGATGCTGCCAAAAATGTTATTAAGTTTTTGCGTGAACGTAACTCTACATTGAGTGTAAAATACGATGGAAGTCCAGCTGTAGTTTGGGGCACTTGTCCTTTCACTGGTTGGTTCTTTGTAGGCACAAAAAGTGTCTTCAACAAGAAGAAAATCAAGATCAATTATTCTCACTATGATATTGAAGTAAATCATGGTGATGTACCAAAGGTTGCATCAATTCTTCATGTTTGCTTTGACAATCTTCCTCGCATCAAAGGTATTGTCCAGGGTGATTTCATCGGTTTCGGTGGTAATGACTTCTACAAGCCTAACACGATTGAGTATAACTTCGGTCGTCTTGTGAATGAGAATGTAATCATTGCTGCTCATACATCCTACAACAGTTCTACTCATCTCAAAGATGCAATTGCGTCATTCGGTGTCAATGAGGAACTGCAATCTCCCAATGTTAAGTTTCTGAATACCAATGCACAGTTTGCCTCCCGTCGTCGTAGAATTGATTTGCTTTGTAGTCTTGCAAGTGTGGCTATCAATTTTGTTAAGTTCCCTGATGCAAAAGAGGGACAAGAACTCAAGATAGCCATCAATCGTTGTATTCGTGAACAACGTGACATTGCAGAGTCTGGTATGAACAACAATCTCGCAATTCTCTACAAACTGATCATTGAGATCAAAGAATTGCTGATGGAAGGTATTGTATCTGATGAAAATGTTGAGTGTTACATTGGCAATGACAAATGTGATCATGAGGGTTATGTCATGACCAATGAGTTTGGTACATTCAAATTTGTCAATCGTGAAGTCTTCAGTTATAATAACTTTGTGCGTCCTAAGAGTTGGTCATGAAATATAAAAATGTATCTACAAGTGATGGAAAAGTTATTCACATTTATGATGAGGTTTTTTCTGAATTTGAAAAAAGTTTTCATGAAAAGTTTTGTTTTGAATCTAATTTTAGATTAAGTTGGCAGTCATTTTTGTTGCCTTATTTTAGATGTAATCTTAGTGAAGAAGATGTAAAAAACTTTCGTTTTTTTGATAATGAAAACATCGTTAATATAATTAAAAATCATGTGGGGGAAAATGTTAAAGTAATTGCAAGCTGGATTATTGTTACAACACCCTCTTTGATTCCTTACAATTTTCATCATGATGCCACTGATGATGATAAAGATAATCAAAAAATCATTTTATATTATGTAAATAATGAATGGAATCGTAATTGGCACGGTCAAACATTATATGCAAATGACAATGGTGAATGTGAAATTGCAGTAGAATATAAACCGGGAAGAATTACTGTATATGATGCAAAAACTTGTCACGCTTCGGGTCCAATTACAAGTCCTACTTCTAAACCAAAGTTTATTTTTGCGATGCACTTAGAATCTCAATCTTAAAATGGTAAATAGAAAATAAAGAGTATCACAAATGGAAGAACAGATTGAGATTACAAATGGCATCAATCATCACACTTGTTCATCACTTGAGGAAGCATACATTCTAGGGCAGCATTATGCAACAGAATTGCAAGGGGAAATCACAATTTTCGTAAATGGTGCAAAAGTTGATACAATCGCACCACAAAATAGATCATCTGAATTGTTTGGAGAGATTCCACCTAATCTAGAAGAAATGATTGCTGATGGTTATAATCCTAACGCAAAAGATGGTGACGGTGATGGACTCTTACAGGATGGCACAAAATGGGAAAGGCCAGTTTGAGGGCTGTCCACCATTTCACCCACTGGCAGCCAAATGATGTATATTGGCCATGTTGAGAGATGAATCACATGGATCGCAAGTTTCACACCGTCAGCATTGAAGATCGTGAGATGTTTGCTTATAATGCTGCCTACAACAAATCGAAGGCAGAGATTGCACGAATCAACGCACATCCTGAACAGCGTATGAAATATTGTTTTGAGTTTATGACACATGCTGATGACGAAATGCGTGTGAAATGCTACAACGCAATCGCAAAGTATTCCGCACAACTTGACTACTCCGAAGCACACTTCTGAATCCTTCACTAACACAAATCCATGCTCGATTACCTCTGCATTTGTTTCGGTCATTCTGACATTCCGAACCACTGGTATAACATGAAGAGTCGTCATTCGACTGCTCGTGCTGCTGAAAGATTCGGTCTTGATAATATGTGTGTGGCAGGACAATTTGGTTTCGTTGTGATTGAAGAGACCAAAGATACCTGGAAGGTGTTAGATGATCGTTCGATGTTGCCTCCTTCTGGTTATAGTATTGGTTGCAACAATACCAACCTTTATGTTCAACCTGCTCCCCAACTTGTTCTTGTTTGATGATGATGATGACTGATGATGAACTGTTTCGTAATCTCCTTGCCACATTGATTTGTGAGGATAAGTTAGAAGAATGGGAAACAAAAGCCGCTGAGTTAGAGTTACCATTGGACTACTACATTCAGGAGTTTGTAGGATGAAAGCTACGGTCTTTGCATTAGTCTGTCTTGGAATTGGTCAGGCAATTCTAATCAGTGTGCCAGTTCCCGAAGTGTCCACCATTTCACCCACTGGGTCTCAAATGATGTATATTGGCCATGTTAAGAGATGAATCACCAAATGCGAATTGATGTCAAATGCCATGCTGCTCCCTGGGAGAATACCACCACTGATGTGGATCGTGCCTATGATCTCGCATATGATTTGAGTGAAGAATACCAATGCGATGTGGATCTTCGCTATAATGAAACTGGCATCATTTTCACCACTGTTTCTAACTATTGAATCATGAAAAACATGACTTTTGTTGAAGGATTGATCGCATCTGGTTATGTATTTGATGATGAGAACTATGATGGTTGTTATGTAAAACAAGATGCAGATGGTTTCATTCATTGTTATCAAGAAGGAGAAGATGAAGGTGAATGGAATTATGTGAAAATGACTGATGAGTTTGATATTATCACTGAGAAAACATTTGCACTCTGATGATCTATTCAAATCTGTCAAAGATCAAACCAAAACTGAGAACAACTGGTCGCGTCTCTGGTAACTTTGGACGCAACAAAGTTCAAGCAGGTTCTTCACTTAATGAGATTGGAATGAGTACCAAAGAGACAATCAAATGTACCACACAAGATGAATATCTGAAGCGTCTACATGATGCCTTTGATCATACCACAGATTCAAAACTGCGTCAGTTCATTTATACTGAGATTCGCAAGATTCATGTTCAACGCGGGACATGGTGACAGTCTGACAAGTGGCACAAGGCCCCTTGTGGACAGCCCCCATCTCATGTATTATGGCCACATGAGGGAAAGGGATTGCCCCAAACCTCACACTTCACTCGCTAATCACTCTCATGCGTAAGATTGAACAACTGATGAATGATGCAATTTCCAACAAGAAAGATTGGAAACTTGCTAACACTTGTGTCGAGTATTTCAGTGGTCATGATATTTCTCGTGTGTATCTGCATGACAATTTGATTGCTGAGATTGGTCCTACTTATGTTCAACTGTTCGATGGTGGATGGCAAACCAACACCACCAAATCGCGTCTCAATGCTATTCTTTCTGCACACGGATTGCCTGGAGAAGGTGTATTCCAAAAGAACTTTAATTGGTTCTTTCAGTCTCATGACTATGGCACGATTCCTTTCTTTTCAGGTATGCGAATTGCCTGATTCTTTGTTCACCTTTTTCACAAACTTCGATTGATAAAATGACTGACAACAAACTTGAAATGTTGAGTGCTCGTGAACAACTTATGAGCGATATTGATTGTATCATCGAAAGTTTCTTTTATGATACCTGGGGCGATGAATACAACGAAGAACAACAAGAATTGGTGAAAACCTTGTGTGATGCTGTCTGTGCAAACTTTCCTTCTAAATGACAATGACTAACACCAAAGATCTTTATTATACTGATGCCAAAGATGGCAAAGAACGTATGATTCAAGTTCCCGAAAATCTTGCATGGATTATGGTTCAGTCAATGCACATTGCTGGTGTTGATGCTTATATTGATCTCACTCCTACTGATACCATTGCTGCCTAATCTCATGATCATTCCAATTCTAAACAAACGTGGAAACACTCCCAAACCTTATCAAATCTCAAAGGAGAAAGTAGATCATAAAGAAGGAAGATTTATCGTCTGGAAGTATCACAAAAAAGTCATTGTGAATCATCAAGTGATGTACAAGTATTCACCGATTCGATATGATCAAGAACTCGCAAGGTTTAAGACAATGAAAGATGCAAAAGAGTTTGGACGTTATATCGTAGGACTATGAGTAAGGTTATCGCATTGCATCACACAGAGGTTATACTTCTGAGAACAGATCAGGTTCATTTTATCAAGAATCTGTTACGAGACTATGTGATAAGAACTGATAACAAAAGAAAATGTAATGATGCCATTCACATTCTTACTACTATTAGTAAGCAGTTAAATGATTAAAAAAGCCTTTTTTTAATTAAGCTGAGTTTAAGAAGTTTTCCACAAGCTGTTGAAAATTATGTGTTAATTGTGGAAAACATTGATACTTTAAAGCCCTTGGTTGTTGTGCATTAGGACCCTTATAAACCCTTCTAGTCCTTGTGATCTTTGCGTGCAAGCTATCACAACCGCACAAAAATGTCAAGGCCCCTGATAAATACTCCCATGCCCCTTGACATAACCGCACAGGGGGGATTATACTGGCCACAGTACAACAAACCCTCCGAGGTCTTATGTCAGTTTCCTACCTTCAAGCTCAGAAAAAGCATGTGCGTGTGACACTGGATCTTTCAGTTTACAGTGACTTCGATGCCCGACAGATTGACTATGCAAAACTATTCGGATTGGATGGAGATGAGTCAGTCTCAGTATACGTGGAGGACATGGAGATTGACTGGTAGCTTATAACGATGTGACAGTTGTAGAAGTGTCACAGTAAATGAGCACAACCCCCTCAGATGATGTATATTAGCCATGTTGAGAGGAACACCCAATGCCCACCACACTTTCCACCTCTTCCGAAACTTTCATGACCTCTGCCACTTATAACGGTTGGGCAAATTATGAGACCTGGAATGTATCTCTGTGGATTCAGAATGATCAATTCCTTTATAACACTGCAAAAGCATGTGTAGAGTATTGCGGCAAAGATGAAACCCCTTATGATAAGTTCGTCCGCTGCATGTTCAATGGCGGAATGAACAAAACTCGTGATGGTGTTTCGTATTCGTCCTCAAAGCTAGATCATCAGGAACTCAACGAAATGCTGAAAGATATCTGAGATCTTATAAGGAATGAGATGCGCCTTAAAGACACTCAACCCCGTACACTAACTAACACTTAACAATGTCTACTTCTGTGATGATCTCCCTGCTGGATCGTGCTAACACTGGCAACGAACTCCTGCAGATTCTTGATAGTCTCGTGACGGACAGTGAGCAACAGTCTGCCAGCGAAACTGCATACGTGGAGGGTATCGCTATCTGATGACATCTGCGGGTGCTGCTTATAACAGTGGCACCCGTTATTCGTATTGACAGTTATTCGTGAGCCCAGTTATTTGGCGGTTGCGGTTATACGGGGCGGGCGGCGTACCCGTTATAAAAAGCTATAAGTCCCTAACCTACAGAGGTGACAAAACGACCTAGCTATATCATTCTATAAAAAAATTCCCGGAGAAAAATGGCACCCAAAAAACCAAAAAAGAATCCTACATTTGGCAATGGGGACAAAAGAAAAGCAACAGGTCAATGTAGATCCACGGCACAGAAGAATGCATCGAACAAGAGGAAGAAGAAATAAACCATATTGGAATTTTTTCCGAGTTGTTCTTGCAGGATGGATGATACGGTATCCACGACCATTCTTTGTGACTCTTGGTATTGTTATAGTGACCATATATAATGCAGTCACAAAATAATTTTCGTGGAAAAAATTTATCACATCTATGCAAAGGATAGATGTTTATTCCATTCGATTAAAGAAGAAGAATTTCAGACGACATGGAATACGATTAAGAATATGGTTGGTATTATGAAGACTGACTATAATGAAAGTGATTTGTCCTATGAAGAACTGATTGTAAATAAAGAACTTGCAAGAACTTCTTCACATTGACAAATCATATATACTCTGATAAAATTGATCTGAAGTGATTTCAACTTATGGCAAAAGGATTTACTGTTAAAGCAAATACTCCCAAACCAAAAACAGAGGAATGGGATTATGATGCAATCAAAGAAAGAATGAGAGGTAAGAGTATTGTCTTCTGTCTTCCAGGAAGAGGATGCTCATATGTATTTCTCAAGGCATTTGTACAACTGTGTTTTGATCTTGTACAAAATCAGATGAGTATTCAGATTTCTCAGGATTACTCATCCATGGTAAACTTTGCACGTTGTAAAGTTCTTGGGGCTAATGTATTGCGTGGTCCAAAGCAAGTACCTTGGGATGGTAAACTGAATTATGATTATCAACTCTGGATTGATAATGACATTGTATTCAACACAGAAAAGTTCTGGCAACTCTGTGATTTGGCTCTGAATGCAGAAGGAGAAGAGAAAGGTATTGTTGCTGGATGGTATGCCACAGAAGATGGGCACACGACCTCAGTAGCACACTGGTTAGAAGAAGATGATTTCCGCCGTAATGGTGGTGTGATGAATCACGAAAATGTGGAGAGTATCTCGAAACGTCGTAAGCCTTTCACAGTTGATTATACTGGTTTTGGTTGGGTTCTGATTCAGAAAGGTGTCTTTGAATCTCTTGAGTATCCTTGGTTTGCACCAAAGATGCAAGTCTTTGAATCTGGTGCGGTTCAGGATATGTGTGGAGAAGATGTTTCATTCTGTCTCGATGCAAAAGAAAAAGGATTTGAGATCTGGTGTGATCCCAGAATTCGTGTGGGGCACGAAAAAACTCGCGTAATCTGATGAATAAGTTTAATATCTTATACAAAGGTAGAAAGATCTATCAGAATCTCTCACATGAAGAATGTAGTGAGATTCTGATGAATCTCTCAGAAACTTATTATAATGATGAAACTTTTGATGTTAATGAAATTGAATTGGAGGAAATTTAAATGGCAAAAGGTGGATCGATGAATAAGGTGCTTCATGTACCTGGAGCTCCGAAAAAAACTCGTCAAGGACGATCAGCACGCACTCTTCTCTCGGCTACTTCTCGTAATGGTCGTAAAAAAAAGTATAGAGGTCAAGGTCGGTGATTCAATTGAATCCTCAAATCCCAGTTCTGACTCCGAAAGGATCAGGCTGGGCATTTTTTTTGATTGATCGTTCACAAGAACATGACCTTGAGTGGGTTGTGTTCCTAGATAATGGTGGGTATTGTTGGACTTTTCGCAATTCTGACATTCGAATACAAAAAAACTTAACTCATCATCGTTCAAATATAGCAGATTTCGGGATAGCAACCCCGTAAAAAGTTCTGATTTACTTAAATCAGGAGCTAAAATGGAACAAAGAATGCTTAGAGAGATCAATAATGATGATCTTACGCCAAAAAAACATGATTTTTGGCATCAAAATGAAATTCATGAGAAAATTCGTAATGATGAGGACTATGATGACTGGGAATATGGTACAGAACCCCTTTATGAAGTCAAAAAAGTCTAATAAATAAGTTATGTTTATTACTTTTGTATGCCTGTAGAACGAGTTAGTAAGGCATTTAAGGACATTAGTGCATCTTTTCAGGTTAATCCCCTGAATTATGACCTAATTGCGATTAAAAATGAGACTGCAATTGCTCGTTCTATTCGAAATTTGGTTCTTACACTTCCTGGAGAACGATTTTTTAATCAAAATCTAGGTTCTAGAGTTTCGAGAGCACTTTTTAACAATATTGATAGCGTTTCAGCATCAATTATTCAGGATGAAATTGAAAATACTATCAAAAATTATGAACCACGAGTGAATTTAACTGAAGTTAATGTAGCTCCAGACTATGATAACAATAATTTTAATGTAACTATCAGATATACGATTGTAGGAATTGATGTATTACCGCAACAATTGGCATTTGCTTTACAACAAACTCGATAAATGGCACTAGTAAACTTCAGTAATTTAGATTTCGATCAAATTAAGACTTCGATTAAGGATTACCTTAGGTCGAATTCAAATTTTACTGATTATGATTTTGAAGGATCTAACTTATCGACGATTGTTGATATGTTAGCCTATAACACTTATATTACCTCATACAATGCTAACATGATTAGCAATGAGGTTTTTATTGATAGTGCAACATTAAGAGAGAATGTTGTTTCTTTAGCAAGAAATATTGGATATGTTCCAAGATCAAGAAGAGCATCTGTATCAAATATTTCATTTTTTGTAGATACAACCGCATTTACAACAAATCCAATTTCCTTAACTCTACAAAAAGGAATTGTTTGTACTAGTGCATCCTCTTTTGGAGGAGATAGTTATACATTTACAATTCAAGATGATGTTACCGCAAATGTTATTGATGGAATTGCATCCTTCAATAATATTGCAGTTTATGAGGGAACATATCTTACTCAAAATTTTACTGTAAATGCAAACGATCCAAATCAAAGATTTATTTTAAACAATCCAAATATTGATACAAAGACAATTCGAGTTACAGTTAGAAATACTCAACAAAGCACAATTACTCGTAAATTCACTCTTGCTGAAAATTTAATTGATATTGATGGCACATCTTTAGTATTTTTCATTCAAGAAATCGAAGATCAAAGATATGAATTAATTTTTGGTGATGATGTATTTGGTAAAAAACTTGATAGTTCCAATTATATTCAAGTTTCCTATGTGGTTACAAATGGAAAAGATGCAAATGGAATTCCAGCATTTACCTATAGTGGAAGAATTTTTGATAATAATGGAGCAATTGTTGCATCAGGCATTTCTTTAATTACAACAGATGCTGCATCACAAGGAGGAACTGAAATTGAATCGGTAAATTCAATTAAAAGATATGCTCCAAGAATATATTCCTCTCAAAATAGAGCAGTAACTGCTACAGATTACGAAACCATTATTCCAACCATTTATCCTGAAACTGAATCTATTTCCGTATTTGGTGGCGAAGATTTAAATCCACCAAAATATGGCAAAGTCTTTATTTCTATTAAGCCATATAATGGAACCTTTATTTCAAATCCAATCAAAGATAATATAAAGGCAGCACTTAGAAAATATAGCGTTGCTGGAATTGTTCCTGAGATTTTAGATCTCAAATATCTTTATGTTGAATTTGATTCAACAGTTTATTATAACACAAATACTTCTCCTGGAGCAAGTACTGTAAAATCAATCATTTCATCAAACATTGAAAAATATTCGGATTCCAGTGAATTAAACAAATATGGAGCAAGATTTAAATATAGCAAATTTCAAAAAATCATTGATGATAGCCACCAATCAATAACGTCTAATATTACCAAAATTACAATGCGTCGTGATCTTCAAATTAAAGTAAATCAACTTGCAACATATGAAATTTGTTTTGGAAATCAATTCCATATTCGAAATTTCAAAAATGGATATAATATTAAATCCTCTGGATTTACTATTGCTGGTTCATCAGATACTTTATACCTATCAGATTTGCCAAATTCTGATGGTAAAAATGGAACAATATTTTTCTTTAAATTAAAGTCACCAACAGAACCCATTATTATTAAAAATAATGCCGGAACCATTAATTATGATCGTGGAGAGATTAATTTGTCCGTAGTTAATTTTTCTTCGGCATTAAAAAACAATGGTGGAGTTCCGATTATTCAAATTTCATCTATTCCACAATCAAATGATGTAATCGGATTACAGGATCTTTATTTGCAACTAGATATTAATAACAGTGTATTAAATATGCAATCAGATGCTATCTCATCTGGTGCTGATATTTCTGGATCATCTTATACAGTAACTTCAAGTTACACAAACGGAGCCCTCGTAAGATCATAATAAAATGACAGAAACAAGAGTAAAGATCAGTCAAGTTGTAGACAGTCAACTTCCAAATTTTATTAAAGAAGAGTTTCCATTAGTATCTGAATTTTTATCTCAATACTATCTTTCTTTAGAATATCAAAGTGGACCTTCTGACCTTTTTCAAAATATTGATCAATATGTAAAAGTTGACACTTTAGCAAATTTAACAGATTCAACTACTCTTAGTTCTGATATAACTTTTGGCGATAGCACGATTTCTGTAGAATCAACCTATGGATTCCCAAATTCATACGGTTTACTTTTAATCGATGGTGAGATCATTACATATACATCAAAGACTTCAACCGCCTTCCAGGGGTGTATAAGAGGGTTTAGTGGCGTTACATCATACAATGATCCAACAACTCCAGATCAACTTATATTTACAGAATCTGATTCTGCAGATCATACTTCTGGATCAACAGTCTCAAATTTGAGTATTCTTTTCCTAAAAGAATTTTTTAATAAAGTTAAAAAACAAGTTAGTCCAGGATTTGAAAGTAGAAAATTATATTCTGGATTAAATGAGGCTTTGTTTGTAAAGCAGTCTAAAGATTTTTATTCTACTAAAGGAACTGATAATTCATTTAAAATTCTTTTTAGAGCACTCTATGGTGTAGATGTTGAGGTCATTAAACCAAGAGATTATTTGATCCAACCATCAGATGCTCAATATAGAATTACAAAAGATTTGGCTGTTCAGGCATTATCTGGAAATCCTTTAGATCTTTTGAATAAAACATTCTATCAAGATCAAATTGGCAGTATCAATAAAGCAGAAGGTACAATATCGAATGTACAAAAGATTAATCGCGGATCAAAAGATTATTATATAATCAGTGTTGATTATGATTATGATAAAGATATCACAGTTTCGGGAACAGTAACAGGAGAATTTTCTATTCATCCAATCACCCAATTGGTTACTAATGCTAGTATTGGTGATACTACTCTTGATGTAGATTCTACAGTTGGATTTCCTTCATCAGGTGAATTAGTAATAGATCTTTCAAATGGATCTTCATTAACTGTCAATTATACTTCAAAATCATTAAATCAATTTTTTGGATGTTCTGGAATTACTCAAACAATTTCTGAGAAACAAGAATTAAGATTAAACGTTTTTGCATATGGATATTCTGGAAATACAACTGACGATATAGTCAAAGTCAGAATTACTGGAGTACTTTCTGATCTTTCAATTCCAACCAAAAATTATTATTATGAAAAAAATGATCTTATTCAAGTAAAAACTCTTGGAATAGATTTAAAGGATCCAAAATCAAATAATTGGTTTTTTAATATTTCTACGAGATATGATGTAAAATCGATTGCTTTGCTTGATCAATCAGATTATACTTATCGGGTAACTTTATATGATCCACATACATTTAATGTTGGAGACTCTATAGTATTAATTTCTTCAACCAATCAAGAATTTTTTGGCAGTATTATTGAGGAAAATATTGATTTAACATCAAGTTCAAATGTCATTTCATTCCAAAATACAACTTCATTTGATATCAAAGGTCAAGGACCATTGAATGTTAATTTATTTTATACGATCAAAAAGAATATTTTAAAAGTCAATTCATCTAATCATCCAGAATTAAACAAATATTCTGCAGATATTCAAAATCTTTATAGTGATTTAAATGATTCTTTATATGTAGCTGCACCTTCTCTTCCAAACTATATCAATTTGCCAATTTCAATTGATGATAGATCAATAACTTTTTCTGGAACTTTTGAAGGTACTGATTTGCAAATTGGAACTCATGGATTATATACTGGAGATGCAATTGTTTATAATCCAGAAGGTGAATCGAATAAACTTGATATGCTGAAAGGAATTTATTTTGTAAAAAAAGTTGATGAGACTACAATTAAACTGGCCAGAAGTAAGCAAAATATATTTTCAGAAAATTTTGTATCTGTAGCATCTACAACTATTTCGAATAATCAATTTTATTTTTACAATTTTTCAGATTCAAATTTAAATTTAAAAACTGTACAAACTCAAAAATTAATTAGAAAATTATCTCCTGCAGTTGAAGATAGTTTTGATTATGAAACTCTTCCAGGAACAACTGGAATTTTTATTAATGGCGTCGAACTTTTAAATTATAAATCTGACGATGTTGTCTATTATGGAGAAATTAAAACCATTTCTCCAACTGCACCCGGTAAGGGATACGATATCGTAAATCCACCAATATTATCAATTCAAGATAATATTGGATCTGGAGCAGCTGCATATTGTTCAGTTATTGGTAATCTTGAAAGAATTAATATTGTTGATCCTGGATTCGATTATCTTCAAGAACCAGTTATTACAATTTCTGGAGGTAATGGTTCTGGTGCGAAAGTAAAGGCAAATTTAATTGAATTTGATCATTCTGCAGAATTTAATTCTATTGCCTCTGCACTTCAAGTAGATTTATCAAATGATACTATTGGATTTTCTAGTTATCATAAATTTAGAGATTCTGAAAAAGTAATTTATTCCTCGGAAGGTCAAACAGATGTTGGAGGCCTTTACTCTGGAGCATTTTATTTTGTTTCTGTTCAAGATGCATATACAATTAAACTTCATAAAACTTTTGATGATTCTGCAGTAGGAATTAATACAATCAATTTAACTTCTTATGGTACTGGAAACCATAAATTTTTATCAATTAATAAAAAGAAAAAAATTGGATCAATATCAGTTATTGATTCTGGATCAAATTATCAAAACAAAAAATTAACTGCTTCAGTATCAGGAATCAATACTGCATCCAATACAATTTTTGTTAGAGAACATGGATTACAAAGTGGTGAAATTGTAACGTATGATTATACAGAAACTCCTATAGAAGGATTATCTCAATCGTCATATTATGTTACCAAAGTTTCAAATGATGAATTTAAATTATCAGAATTGGGAACAGGAACTTATTCTGAAGATTTCTACTATAAAACAAATCAATATGTTAATTTAATTTCAACTGGAACTGGAACTCATATTTTTAATTATCCAGAAATACAAATTAATATTCAAGGGAGTATTGGCGTATCTACTCTTTCTGGACAAGATTTTAATGCAATTTTAGAACCAATTTTTAGAGGAAAAATTAATTCTGTTCACGTATCTGTTGGCGGAAATTCTTACGGTTCTGAAGATATTCTAAATTATAATCGTCAACCATTGTTCACTTTAATTAATGGTTCTGGAGCTCAAGTTACTCCTGTCATTTCTAATGGAAAAATAGAACAAGTTTTTGTAGTAAATGGGGGAAGTGGATATAATTCTATTCCAAATTTAATTATTGATGGTGCAGGTTCAGGAGCATCTTTAATTCCGATTGTTTCAAATGGATCCTTAGTGGATGTAAAAGTTGTTTCTAAAGGAAATGGTTATTCATCATCAAATACTTCAATCAATGTAGTTTCTGCAGGATCTGAAGCTTTATTCGAGGCAAAAATTAAATCTTGGAGAATTAATATAATTGAACGTCTTATAGATTCAAATTATATTACTGCTGATGATGGTATTGTCCATCGTTCTTTAAATGAATCTTATGGATTACAGTATACTCATGCATATTCTCCAAGAAAACTAAGATCTTCAGTATTGGCAACCAAATATAAGGATGGTTTGCCAATTTTTGTGCCAGATTTGCAAGTTTCTTCTGGTCTTGAAATAGCCTCTGATGCACATTCTCCAATTATTGGTTGGGCATATGATGGAAATCCAATTTATGGGCCATATGGATATACATCTCCTTCTGGCGGAACTGTTCGATCAATGGTTTCAGGTTATGAACTTTCTTTACAAGAGGGTCGTCCAAGCACCTCATTGTATCCAGTTGGATTCTTTATTGAAGATTATCAATTTAAAAATTCTGGAGATTTAGATGATCATAATGGAAGATTTTGTGTGACCCCAGAATATCCAAATGGAATTTATGCATATTTTCTTACGATTAATCCTCTTGCAGCAGAATCGGTAGGACCATTTAAAGGATATAAAAAACCAACATTTCCATATGCAATTGGAAATCTATATAAATCAAAATTAATAGACTTTAATCTGTCAAAAAAATCTAATCAAGATGATATTGATATTAATGAAACCGGTTGGATTAGAAATACCACTCCATACAATTTAACCAATAATAGAAGTTATTATGATTATCTGATTGATCCAAATAAAATTAAAAAACAATTTTCTATAGTCAAAAATTCCACCAAAGGTGGAATCAATTCAATTGGAATATTGACTGGTGGTAGAGATTATCAAGTTGGCGATGAAATTATTTTTGATAACACAGGATCTGGTGGTCAAGGATTAATTGCAAATGTTTCTAAAGTTTCTGGAAAAGAAATAACTCAAGTTAGTGTTGCAAATTCTACTTTATATAATGTCGAATTTGTTCCTTTAGCAAATCAAAATTACTTCGTTGGTTTTGCAACTTTGCCACATTTGTTTGCAAATAATGATTTGGTAACGATTAGTTCTTTATATGATTATCAAAAATCTGGAAATATAAAAGTTACAAGTAATGCTCTTACTTTAGTTTCTGGAATTGGTTCTGTTGGGTATACTGGATTAGTAACTTATTTAAATGTTCAAGGAAATTTAACATTCCCAAATATCAAAGAAAATGACATCTATCAAATTGGAAGTGAACAAGTAAAGATTTTAAACATTGATACATTATCTTCAAGAATTAAAGTACTTCGTAATCAAAACGGAACTACTGGATTAACTACATCTTCTGCTGGTATTGCTTTAACAGAAATTACAAGAAAACTTCAACTTACTTTTGGAATTTCAACATCTTATCAATTTGATTTAAATTCACAAATATATTTTGATCCTTCAGAATCTGTTGGATTAGGAACAACTTCTGGCCCAGGAATTGGATATACACTTTCTTTCACAAATCCTGGAGCAGGAATTACTCAGATCAATATTCCAACTAGAGCAATTTATTTGCAAAATCATAATCTTCAAACAGGAACTCAATTAATCTATTCCTCAAATGGAGGAACTCCATTATCAGTTTCCACAAATGGAGTTTCTAGTTTTTCATTAGGTGAACAATCTATAGTATATGCTACTAAATTCACAAATGATCTGATTGGAATTTCTACAGTTAAAGTTGGTCTTGGATCCACTGGAACTTATGTTGGAATTGGTAGTACAGCAGCAGCATTACTATACTTCACCAATGTGGGTGTTGGGAATACACATAATTTCAAAACAAATTATTCAAATATATTAAATGCAACTGTTAGTAAAAATATAGTAACAGTATCAACAGCATCTTCTCATGGACTGCAAACCGATGATATAGTAACAATTTCAGCGAAGGCTGAAGGAACAACTACTTCTGTAGTTGCATATGATGATTACAATAGAAGATTAGTAATTAATCCAACAAATTTTGTTGCAACTAATATCAATGTTGATGAAGATACTATTGAAATTGATGATCACAAATATTTTACGGGACAAAAAGTTATTCATACTTCAAATTCTCCATCAGGAGGATTAATCAATGAAGCAATTTATTATGTTGTAGTTGTTGATAACAATAAATTTAAATTATCAGAAACTTATTATGAAGCAACAAAAATAAATCCAAATGTTGTTGGAATTTCTTCAGCATCTACAGGAACAATTTCTTTAGTCAATCCACAAATTTTATTGACTAAGAACAATAATTTAATTTTTGATTTATCAGATTCTTCTTTATCATTTACAAAAAATTCGATCAAATATTCTGCGTTTGAATTAGAATTTTATACCGATCCTTATTTCCAAAATATATTTAATTCATCATCTTCATCAAGTTCCTTCGAAGTTATTAGAACAGGCAACGTTGGAATAGATTCCTATGCAAAAGTTATTCTAAAAGCAAATGATTTTATTCCAAAAACTCTTTATTATAGATTAAATCCAATCGATCTTGCAAATAATTTAGATGTTAAAAAAGAAATCATCATTGATGATGAAATTTTAGGAAATAGTCAAGTGGTATTGGTTGATAGTTTATATTCGGGAACTTATAAAATTGCCGGAATTTCATCAACTCAATTTACTTATAATGTATTAAACAATCCAGAAGTATCTCAATACAATTCTGATGAAGCAAAATTATATTATTCTACAAATTCTCCAACTGCTTATGGACCTATAAATTCAATTTCGATTAAATCTTCTGGAAGAAATTATCAAAAACTGCCACATATAACTAAAGTCGTTTCTGGATTGGGTACAGATGCAATTTTAACCGTATTTGGAGATAATGTTGGATCCATCAATAAAATTGAAATTCAAGATATTGGATTTGATTATCCATCAGATTTAAGTATTAGAGCAACAGCAAAACTTCCAGAAGTCTTAAAAATTGAAACACTATCTTCATTTAAATCTATTGGGATTTCTTCAGTTGGCAAAAACTATATAATTGCTCCAAATTTAGTTGTTCTGGATGCGATTACAAATGAAGTTATTTCTGATGTCGATTTATCATATAAAGTTGGAGATTCTCAAGTATCTATTTTAAAAAATACAAAAGGAATTAGTAGTGCAATTCCAACAATTATTCCAATAAACAATTGTAATGGAGTTGGAATCAGTACAATTAAATTTATTTCATCTTCAAAAGATGTAGTTGTAACATTAGGAGCTAGTTTTAGCAATCTATCGGATTTTCCATTTGAAATCGGAGATCGAGTACTTATCGAAAATATTAGTGTAGGAACTGCTTCTACAGTAAAAGGATATAATTCTGAAAATTACAATTATGCTTTATTTACGATTGTAAACATTGATCCAAATATTGGTGGAATAGGAGCTACTATATCGTACAATATTTCAAACTATATTTCATCATCAGAAATTCCTGGAACTTATGATCCAGTAAATTCTTATGGCAGAATTATTCCAGAAAAACATTTCCCAATCTTTAATATTGAACTTAAAAGAAATCAATTTTTTATTGGTGAAAATGTTATATCTTCATCTGCAGATGGAATTGTTCAAAACTTTGATGAAATTAATGGATATTTAAAAGTTTCAACTAATAAAGATTTTGTAATTGGAGAAACTATTGTTGGAGAATCTTCTTTTACTGAAGCAAAAATTGAAAACATTATCAAATTCAATAGTGTTTATTCAACCAAAGCATTTTCTATTGTTAAAGAGGGATGGAAAAGAGAAACCGGATTCTTAAATAATAGTCTACAAAGAATTCACGACAATGATTATTATCAGTATTTTTCATATTCATTAAAATCAGCAATTCCTTTTGATACTTGGAATAGTGCCGTAAGTGATCTGAATCATACTGCAGGTTTTAAAAAATTTAGTGATTTAATTATTGAAAATGGAGATCTTTCTTCTGGTATTGCAACATCTCAGGATAATGGAGATTTTACTGGAGTTGTAGATTATTCTTCGTTTATTGATTTAAATTGTTATTCAGACTTTGACTTAGCTACAGAAAATAATTTAATGCTGAATGGCAACATCAAATCAAATGAAATAATTTTTAATTCTACAATCGTTCAAGATTATTTTGAATCTATTGGTAACAGAGTTCTTATGATTGATGATCTAAGTACTCAATTCAATAGTAGTCCCAGAACTACTAATTTTAGTATTGTTGATCAATTTTCTGTAGATACTTATGGTCTAGATACCATTAGATTTAGAAAATATATTTCATTAGTAATAGATAGAATTTATACTTATCAAAGACAAACATCTTTAATATCTCTTTTACATGATGGAACGTTTGGATATTTGAATCAATATGCGACAGTTTATAGTGATACTGATTTGGGATCGTTTGATTTTTCAATTTCTGGTACGCAAGCAAACTTCTTATTTTATCCATTTTACAGTTCAATTAATAACTATGATGTTAGTTTGGCATCATATGATCTTTATGATTCTATAAGTGGTATTGGATCAGTATCTATTGGAAATATTGCAAAAATTCAAACCTCTACAAAAACTATTTCAATAGGATCAACTTCAGCATCGACTATTGTTGGAATTGCTTCTACTTATAGAGCATCAAAAGTTTTAGTTCTTTTAGAGGCTTCAGATAAATCGTGGTTTGGAATTGATGAGTTAACAACAATTCATGATGGAACAAATGTCAATTTGCTTGAATATGGCCAACTCTCGACAAATAATTTAAATCCTTATGAATCTGCTGGATTAGGAACTTATAGTGCTTATATTTCTGGATCTAATTTAAACATTGATTTGACACCTTATTCTGGATTGTCCACGAATTTTTATATTAATGCACTTGCAGTTTCTATTGGCAGCACACTATCTACAACAGCAGGAAATCAAGCAATTACTGATTCTGTTCTGAGTACTTCAATTACTTCAATTGCATCTTCTACATCTCCAACACAAAATTTAGTATCAACTTATACTAATGAATCTTGTGCATATTATATTGCAGTTGTAGAAGATACTGTCAATAACAAGCATCAGATATCAGAATTGATGTCAATTACTAATGGGACTGATTGTGGGTTAACTGAATTTGGTATTGTTGAAACATCTTCTTCTTTAGGTGAATTTTCAATTAGCATATCTGGTTCCGATACAAATCTTTATTTCACTCCAATAGCAAATGTTGGCGTTACAGTTCGTGTTTTTCAACATTCATTAAACAATCAACACAACCTAACTTTACCATCAACTATTAATTTAATTAATGGCGAAATTGATTCTGGTTTTGGTTCCTATGAAGGAACTGATTTAGATGTTAGAAAATCTTTCAATTTAACTTATAAACAACATCCAATTTTTGAAAGATATTTTGATGGAAGCAATTCATCAATTGTAGATGTTACAAACAATGACATTAAAATTCCATCCAACTTCTTTGTAACTGGAGAAGAAATCGTTTATTCTCATATTGGTGCAGGAAGTTCAAATGCAATCGGAATTACTACTACAACAATTGTTGGAATTGGAACAACAGATAAACTTCCAGAAAAACTTTATGTTGTCAAAAAGAATGATTTATCAATTCAAGTTGCAGCTTCAGCTTCAGAGGCATTAAAGTCAGTTCCATCAGTATTAACACTTTCAAGTGTTGGTATTGGCACATCACATGTATTCCGTGCTAAAAATCAAAATGCAAAATCACTAATTGCAATTGATAATTTAATTCAATCTCCAATTGTTGCAACTTCAGTAACTACAACTTTATCAAATAATGTATCATTATCTGATAGTCTAATTACAGTTTCCGGAATAACTTCATTCTCAGGTGGAGATTTAATTAAAATTGATAATGAAATTATGAGAATTACTGCAGTTGGTTATGGCGCAACTAATGTCATTCAAATTTTCAGACCTTATATGGGTACTGGAATTTCAACTCATGGTGCAGGAAGTGTTGTTTATAAAGTTCTTGGTTCATATAATATTGTTAATAATGTTATTAATTTTGTTGACGCACCATACGGGAAAGTTCCTTTTCCAAATCCATCAACTCGTGCAGATGAACAAGATTATGTTGGATTAGAAACATCATCTACTTTTGATGGAAGAATTTTCTTAAAATCTGGAACTCCTAACACTGTTCAAGAACCTTATTATAGAAATTATATTTTTGATGATATATCATATAATTTCAGTGGAATTAAAACGGATTTTATTCTGAAATCAAATGGATCGGATATTACTGGAATTTCAACAAGTAATGCAATTGTTTTAATTAATAATATATTCCAAAGCCCAGCAAGAAACACTGCAGTTAATATTTCTGGAGATTATTCGATTAAAGAATCTTCTGGAATTAGTACAATCAGTTTTGTTGGGTCAGCAACATCAATTTCATCAAAAGATGTTAATACAGCAGCATTTCCTCGTGGGGGTGTAATTGTTTCGGTAGCATCCACACCAGGATTTGGATATCAACCATTAGTTGCTGCTGGAGGAACCGCAACTGTTTCTATTGCGGGAACAATTTCTGCAATTAGTATTGGAAATAGTGGTTCTGGATATAGATCTGGAGTTCAAACTGTTAGAGTTGGTGTAGCGACATCATCAACGGGAATTCAAAATATTACTTATATTGGTATTGCTTCAATCGGTACAACAACTAATCAAGGTCGTATTGTAAGTATTGCAATCACTAACCCAGGAACTGGATTTACTTCTACAAATCCACCATATGTCATTTTTGATTCTCCATTATCGTATTCAAATATTCCACTAATTTATAGTTCTTCGTCAAGAAGTGGAGTTGGAACAGCAGCATATGTTGATATTGTTGTTGGCCAAGGATCAAGCGTAACTAATTTTGAAATTAGAAATACTGGGTATTCTTATGGGCAAGGAGAAATTTTAACCTTTGCATCTGGAGGCACATCTGGAATTCCAACAAATACAAGTTTAACATTCAAAGAATTCCAACTTACAGTAGATCAAATTTATAATGATAGTTTTGCTGGGTGGACAATTGGAGATCTTCAAGTTTTTGATATTATTGACCAATTATTTGATGGACAACAACAAGCTTTCCCACTTTCAATTGATGGTTTACAAACTACGATCAAATCTAAAAAAGGATCTAATATTGATGTTCAAGCAACGCTTTTAGTGTTTATTAATGATGTTCTTCAAGTTCCTGGTCAAGGTTACATATTCACTGGCGGCAGTATTATCAGATTCCCAGAACCACCTAAACAAGGAGATACTTGCAAAATTATTTTCTATAAGGGAAATAGTGAAATTGATGTTGTATTTGTTGATGTTCTTGATAATATTAAAGTTGGAGATGATTTAACCTTATATTCGCAAAATACTGCATTCAATGAAAATCAAAGATTGGTTACTCAAATTAAATCTTCTGATAGTGTTTTGACCAATTTGTATTCGGGTCCAGGAATCAGTGAAGATCCATTTTTAGAAAGATCTGTTACCTGGTGTAAACAAAGTGAAGATATGATAATTGATGGGCAACAGGTTGGAAAAGATAGAGTTCTTTATGAACCTTTAATTCAACCAACCACAAATATTATTCAAAGTGTAGGAATTAGTTCTAATGTAATCTTTGTTGAAAGTGTTAAAACTTTCTTTGACAACTCGAAAGAATATACGACAATAGATAAATTACCTAAGAAAATAACTCTCATTTCTCAAGACATAAGAGTTGCAGCAGCTGCAACGGCTATTGTTTCTATTGCAGGAACAATTAGTTCAATTGCTATTTCTGATGGCGGCGTCGGTTATTCAACTACACCATCAGTGACAATTGCAAGTGCAGTTGGATTTGGAACTACTCAAAGAGCAGCTGCGGCTGCAACTTTAACAGGAGATTATGTATCTTCAATCTCAATTACAAATCCTGGGACTGGATATACTACAACAAATCCACCGCAAGTTTTGATTGAGTCTCCATCTCCAAAAATAGAAGTAATTACAAATGCAAGTTATGAAGGTGATTTTGGAGTTATCACTGGGATTAAAACAACTTCTGTCGGAGTTGCTTCAACTGGAATTATCTTTGATTTCTTCATTCCCAAAAATTCTTTCTTAAGAGACTTAAGTGTAAATTCTGTAGGAATTGCAACTACGGGAGTAAGCGGAATTCAAACTGGTTATTATTTCGTAGTATCAAATTCAAATGTTGGTAGAGGAATTACTTCACTTTATCAAAATGGATCTGTAGTTGGATTTGGTAGTACTTTCATAGATAACATCTATGAAGTTGCTGCAGTTTCAATTGCACAAACAAGCGTAACTGGAGTTGGTTTAACTTATGTTGCAAAAGTAACTGTAAGTGTTGCCAATTATAATGGATTGACTGGTCTTGGATTTAGTAATTTTTATGGCGAATATAGTTGGGGTAGGATTACTAATATAACAAGAAGCAATCCAAAATCATTTACGATTTATAATACTGGACTTTCTGGAATTTCTACTTCACCTATAGTCCAAAGATATAATCCCCTTAAGTATCGTAATTACTATACATAAATAGATAAAAAAACGGCAAAATGTCAGCAATTATAACTGATCAACTAAGAATTTTGAATGCGAAGAACTTTGTTGCTGCAGCAACTTCTTCCACTAATGCATATTATACTTTTGTTGGTCTACCCAATGCAACTGATTATTCTTCCAGCTGGGATTCAAATCCACCTGCACCAAAAGATAGTTTTGATCAAGAAAATGATTATTGGGATACTACTATTGCATTAAAAAAAATTAAAGCAGATGACGTAAAACAAGTAGTTAAGAAAAATACTTGGTTATCTGGAACAACTTATGATATGTATCGTCATGATATTAGTAGAACCAATACTTCAAAACCTTCTGGAGCTACACATTTATACTCTGCAAATTATTATGTTGTAAATAGCGATTATAAAGTTTATATTTGTATTTGTAATGGCACTGATCCCGAAAATCCTGAAGGAAAACCTTCATTAGATGAGCCAACTTTTACAGATCTCGAACCAAGATCTGCTGGCAATAGTGGAGATGGATATCTTTGGAAATATCTTTACACAATTAAACCTAGCGATATTGTAAAATTTGATTCTATTAATTTTATGCCAGTCCCTAAAGACTGGGAAAATAATTCTACAGATTCTGCCGTAAGAAATAATGCTGCAACAAGTGGACAACTTAAAGTTGCAGTAATTACAAATCGTGGAGTAGGAATTGGTACTGCCAATAAAACTTATAGTAGAGTTCCGATCAAAGGTGATGGATCTGGAGCTGAAGCCACAATTGTTGTAAATAATGATTCTAAAGTAGAATCAATAACTATTTCTAATGGGGGATCTGGATATACTTATGGATCTGTAGATTTGGTTGCTGGAAATATTCCAACTGCAACAACAAATCCATCTTTTGACGTAATTATTCCACCTAAAGGCGGACACGGTGCTGACATCTATAGAGAACTTGGTGCTTATAATGTTTTAATTTATTCAAGGATTGAGAATGATAATCAAAATCCAGATTTTATAATCGGAAATCAAATTGCAAGAGTTGGAATCGTTGAAAATCCTCAAGCATATTCTTCAACTTCATTATTGGGTTTAGATAAAGCAAGTGCTGTGTATGCATTAAAACTTACTGGAGTTGGATATAGTGCTGCCACATTTGTAGGTGATAGTAGGATTACGCAAACAATTGGAATAGGATCTACATCTGTTGGCAGAGTGATTTCTTATGATCAAAATACTGGAGTATTAAAATATTGGCAAGATAGGAGTTTGGTTGGATTTAACACCGATGGAACTCAAAATACTTCACCAACATATGGATTTAGATTAAATCAATTTACATCAGTACCAGGTGTTGGTGGTACAACAATTATTCAAGGTGGTAGTACCAATTTGTCAATTGATACTGGATTTAGTGGTCTATCAACGTCAATAAATAGTAAGACATATTACCTTGGTCAATCTTTTACTAGTGGTGTTGCAAATCCAGAAGTTAAAAAATATTCTGGAAATATAATTTACGTTGATAATAGACCTTCGATTACTAGGTCAACAAACCAAAAAGAAGATATTAAAGTCATTTTGCAATTTTAACGAGTCATGCCCCAGCAAACCAATCTCAACGTATCGCCATATTTTGACGATTTTGACGCAAATAAAAATTATCATAGAGTTTTATTTAAACCGGGGTATCCTGTTCAAGCTAGAGAATTAACTACACTACAGTCAATTCTTCAAAATCAAATTGAACAGCAAGGTAATTTTACCTTTAAAGAAGGATCTATTGTAATTCCAGGACAAATTAATTACAATGATCGTTTTAATGCAGTAAAAATTGAAAATTCTTATTTGGGAGTGGATGTAGGATTATATGCAAATGATCTAGTTGGGAAGAAGATTAAAGGAGATACTTCAAAGGTTGAAGCAAAAATTGCATATGTTATTAGTGAAAATGAAATAGGAAATGAATATACAACTTTATATGTTTCTTATTTGGCTTCTGGTATTAATAATGATCAATCAAAATTTTCAGATCAAGAAAAATTAGTTCTTGAGGAATCTTTTACTAAAGATGGAATTAATATTCAATCTGGGGAGGGATTTGCAAACACCACAATTGATTCTACTGCGATAGGATCAGCAGCCATTTTATCTTCAGGAGTTTATTTTCTAAGAGGAACTTTTGTTAATGTTGAAGATCAAATTTTAATTCTTGATCCATATTCAAATACACCTTCTTATAAGGTCGGTTTTGATGTCATTGAAGAAATTATTACTTCGGATGAAGATGATTCATTAAATGATAATGCACAAGGATTTTCAAATTATGCCGCTCCAGGGGCAGACAGATTTAAAATTAGTGCTGTACTAAGCAAAAGAGAATTAACTGATACAAATACAGAAAACTTTGTAGGTCTTTTAGAAGTAAGAGATGGCAATTTAATTAAAAATTCAGCAACTGATCCAACTTTAAATATCTTAGCATCAGAATTAGCTAAAAGAACCTCCGATGAGTCTGGAGATTATTATGTAAAACCACTAGATGTTTCTTCAAAAGAAACTTTAAATGATAGGTTGGGAAATAGTGGAGTTTTTACTGAAAATCAATTAACCTATGATAACAATACCCCAAGGGAAGATCTAGGCACATATAGAATTTCGCCAGGAAAAGCATACATTCAAGGTTTTGAAGTTGAAAATATTTCTGCAACATATGTAGATTTTGAAAAACCAAGAACAACAAATACAAATACAGATGTTAATGTTACATATTTAACTGGACCAACATATACTTTAAATAGGGTCACTGGAGCACCAAATTTAAATCTTGCAAGTCCTTTTATTGTAAGTTTACAAAATTCTAGAGTAGGAATTTCTTCCACAACAGCAGGAGGAAAAGAAATTGGTCTCGCCAGAGTCTATGATTTTGCATTAGAATCCGGATCATATAGTGCTTCAAATCCAAATTTAAATCAATGGGATCTTGCATTATTTGACATTGATGTTTATACTGAAATTGTATTAAATCAAAATACAACTTTAACAACTCCAACTTATATTCAAGGAAAATCTAGTGGAGCCACAGCACATTTAAGATATAATGTTAATAATGCAGGAATTATGACTGCATATGGAGTTAAAGGGTCATTTGTAGTTGGTGAAAAATTTATCTTCAACGGTGTAGAAACAACTAGTAGAGTATCAATTGCAGTTACTGAGTACACAACAAAAGATATTCAATCAGTATGTCAAGTAAGCACATCATCTACAATTTTTACTGGTGATGTTATTCCATCAAGTCAATATTTTGTAGGACTTTCTTCAATTACTGCAAGATCTGACTCGGGGATTAGTAGCATTTCTGTTTCTACAAATACAAACTTTACATTTACAAATAATGTAAAAGTAGGTGGATTGGTTGGATTTACTGCATCAGGATCAACCGTTCCAACATATTGTAAAGTAGTATCAGTATCTGATAAATCAATCACCGTAACCGGAGTAACAACAGTAACTGGAATTTGTGAAGGATCAGCACCATCATCCTCTGCAACACTCAATGATCTTAAAATTTTAGGATCCAGTTTTCAATCTTCTACAGATAATACATTATATACATATCTCAAAAAACCAGTTGTTAAATCTGTAGATCTTACAAGTTCATCTCTTACTATTAAAAAAGAATTTGCTGTAACAATTACAAGTAATCAATCAAATACAATTACTGCAGAATCTAATCAATTTTTCTTGCCATTTGATGAAGAAAGATATGTCTTAACTCGCTCAGATGGATCTTTTGAAAATTTAAGTTCGGATAAATTAGTATTTGATGAGCAAGCAAAGCAACTCACAATTTATGGTCTTGGATCAAATGACAGTAATGCAAGATTAATTGCAACTTTAAGAAAAGAAAAAGTAACTTCAAAAGTTAAAAATAAAAATAGAATTGTATCTTTAGTAGTAGATAAGTCAAAATATAGTTCTTCTGGAATTGGATCTACAACTACAAATGATGGATTAAGTTATGGTTCTTTCCCATATGGAACTAGAGTTCAAGATAATGAAATTTCATTGAATACTGCTGATGTTACAAAAATATATGGTATTTTTGAATCTAGCGGCACATCAGCAGCTGCATTACCAAAAATAACTTTCAATAGTTTGAATGGTCCTACTAATAAAACTACTGATTTATTGGTAGGTGAACAATTTATTGGACAAACTAGTGGATCAGTTGGCGTATACGTTGTAAGGAATAATGATTTGCAAATTGATTTTGTCTATCTAAATGATATTTCCTTCTTGATAGGCGAATCAGTAAAATTTAAAGATTCTGGAATAACTGCAATTATTTCAGCAGTTACTTTGTCTGACAAAGATATTACCGACAATTATACGATTGACTCTTCTAGAAAAGATACAATTCTTGATTATTCTAGAATTATTAGAAAACCAAATACAAAAGAACCTGTAAGACAGATTAAAGTTATTTTTGAATCTGCAAGTTTCTTATCATCTGATTTGGGAGATATTACAACAGCAAACTCTTATGATCAGTTTGATTATGGCACACTTCCTCTTGTAACTGATAGAAGCACAAGAACAAATGCTGATATTTTAGATATTAGACCGATAGTTTCAAATTATACTGTTACTTCTGGTTCTCGTTCTCCATTTGAATTTTTATCAAGATCATTTTCAACAGTTTCAAATAGTGGCAGAAATATTTTAGCATCAGATGAATCTATTATTTTATCTTATGATAATTATTTGGGTAGAATTGATAGAATTTTCTTGAACAAAAATGGACAATTTCAATTAATTAAAGGAGAACCATCTGAAAATCCTCAAACACCAAAATCTATAGATGATGCATTAGAAATAGCATCTATAGAACTGCCACCATATCTTGCAGATGCAACTAAGACTTCAATAACACTTTATGATTATAAGCGATATCAAATGAAAGATATTGCAAAACTTGAGACAAGAATTAAAAATCTTGAAAATTATACAACATTGAATCTTTTAGAAGTAAATGCAAATAATTTTAAAGTAAAAGATGTCAATGGATTGGATAGATTTAAATCAGGATTTTTTGTTGATAATTTTAGAACTACAGATTATCAAAACAAATCTACAATAATTAAAAATTCTATTGATGTTGCAAACTCCGAATTAAGGCCAGCGCCATATGTAACATCATTAGATTTGCTAATTGGATCTAAATCTTTGGTTGGAATTGGACAATCCGTAGATCCAACTGCTGATGCAAAATTTGTTACTGATTTAGTTGCTAACAATATTCGAAGAACTGGACAAGTAATTACATTAGACTATACTGATGAATCCTATATTATTCAACCATATGCAACAAGATCCGAAAATGTAACTCCATATCTGGTTACAAAATATGTTGGATCAATTGAGTTATATCCAACATCTGATACTTGGACAGATCAGGTAAGACTTGCACCTAAAACAATTGCAGTTGATAATTATACACCTTCAGTTGAGCAGTTAAATGCTCAAGGTTATGATCCTCAATCTGGTGGTGGATTTATTCAATGGTCAGATTGGGAAACTACTTGGTCGGGTGTTACTAGAACACAACGTGTTAGAACTAGAGGTGGAAAAATTCAAAGATTCGATACAATTACTACAAATCAAATAAAAGTAGGAACAGAACTTCAAGTAACAGAAAATGTTACAACAACTTCTTTGGGAGACAAAGTTGTCTCAACTGAACTTGTGAAGTATATGAGGTCTAGAAATGTTGAGTTTACGGCAAGAAGATTTAGACCATTTACAAGAGTATATTCCTTCTTTGATGGTAAAGATGTAAACAATTATATTGTTCCAAAACTTCTTGAAATTACAATGCAATCTGGCGTTTTCCAAGTTGGAGAAACTGTTATTGGAACTTTCTCATCATCCTACACAGATTCAAATAAAACTCCTGGACAAACAACAACTGAAATTTCATTCAGAGTTGCAACAGCAAATCATAAATACGGTCCTTATAATACTCCAATCGACATTTACACAAGAAATCCATATGATCAGCAAAATACTGCATCTCTCCCCTCAATTTATTCATCAACATCAACAATATTAAATGTTGATACTAGCAGTCTTTCTGCAGAAGTTGAAGGACAATTTTATGGTAGAGTTTTAAGTGGACTTACCTTAAAAGGTCAAACTAGTGGAGCGCAGGCAGTCATTAATAATGTAAGATTGACTGCCGATAATGTAGGTACTGTAATTGGATCTTTTTATATTCCAAATCCAAATACAGCATCAAACCCATCTTTTGAATCAGGTACTAAAACATTTAAACTCACAAGTAATTCATCCAATTCCTCAATAGAAGGAGATGCAGATTCTATAGGTGAAACTAATTATTCTTCTTCTGGATTAATTACCACTGTTCAACAAGAAATTCTTTCAGTAAGAGAAGCAATTGTAACTCCAACAACTGTAACAGACACTAGAACTCTAACTACAAAAGTTCCTGTTGGACGACCATATGATCCACTAGCACAATCTTTTCTTGTTACTGATGAAACTGGAATTTTTGTTACTAAAGCTGACATTTATGTCAGAACTAAAGATGATACATTGCCATTGATTGTTCAATTGAGGCCTATGGAACTTGGAATACCAAAGGCAACAATTTATCCATTTAGTGAGGTTATAATAGATCCAAAAGATATTAATATTTCTCAAGATGGTTCTGTTGCAACTACTGTTACATTCCCATCACCAATTTATTTACAAGGTGGAAAAGAACACGCTATTGTTCTTTTATCTGAGGCAAATACTTATAATGTTTGGATTTCTCGATTAGGTGAAACAGAAATTTCAACTATAAATCTAGCAGAATCTCAAAAAATTGTTGTATATGAACAACCAAATTTAGGATCCTTATTTAAATCTCAAAATGGATCAACCTGGGATCCAAGTCAATATGAAGATTTAAAATTCTCAATATATCAAGCTAAATTTACAACTAATCCTGGAGATATTAATTTCTATAATCCAAAACTTGACATTGGAAACAGACAAATTGCAAATCTTTTAAATAATTCTTTTGAATTTAATGCAAGAAAAGTTGTTGTTGGTCTTGGAACAACTGTAACTGATACAAACCTAACTTTAGGTAATACTATTATTCAAAGAAATTCAAATGCTACAGGAAAATATGTTGGCGCCGCTGGGTCAGCAACTGGAACACTGAATTTGATTAATACTGGTATTGGGTATTCAAACGGAGCATTTACAAATCTTACTTTAAAAAATCTCACTGGTTCTGGCATAAATGCAACAGCAAATATTACGATTGCTAACGGAGTAGCAGTTGGTGCCACAATTAATAGTGGTGGTTCTGGTTATAGTGTTGGTGATGTATTGACAATTACCAATTTCAATGGAAGTACTCTTGGAAGTAATTTAAAACTTTCTGTCCAACAAATTTTTGGAGTTAATCAATTAATTCTTGATAATGTTCAGGGAACATTTACAACAGGTGCAGGAAGCACACTTGCTTTTGTAGGAACTGCTACTACAAATATTAATGGCACAAATGGAAATGTTACAGCTTCATCTGTAGGTGTTGTTTCAGAAGAAAAACAAGGACTTTATATTAAAGTAAATCATAAAAATCACGGAATGTATGCATTGAATAATGATGTTATTATTCGTGATGTGTACTCTGATATTAATCCAACCAAACTTGCTGCTGCATATTCAAATCAAGATAGTGGAGTTATCACACTTTCTGATATGATTATCGATCCATCTACTTCATTGAGTACTTTTAATACATTTGAAAATGTCAGTGTAAGTTCAACAAATCCAGGATATATTCGCATTGAAGATGAAATTATTTCTTATGAGGGAGTGAGTGGAAGCACTTTAACAGGAATTACAAGACAAATTGATCAAACTCCAAAATTCTCATATGCCGTAGGAACACCTGTATTTAAATATGAGTTGAATGGAATTTCCTTAAGAAGAATTAATAAAACACATTCTCTTCAAGATTCTGACATTGATAGATCAATTGATTTAGATTATTATTACATAAAAATCGATCCAAGTGCTTCTGGAATTGATAGAAGTGTTGGAACTAGTTTCCCACTTCTATACATTAAAGAAACTAAATCCACTGGCGGTCCAAATGCTTATGCTACACAAAATATTCCATTTGAAATTGTAAGACCAAATATTCAAACATTAACTTTAACAGGAACTTCTGTTTCTGGAAGAATCCAAACAACTAGTGGAAGTAGTGTTGATGGAACTGAAGAATCCTATAATAATCAAGGATTTGAACAAATTTCTTTAGATGAAAATAATTATCTTTCTTCACCAAGAATTGTTGCATCTCAAGTAAATGAAACAGCAAGACTCAAATCTTTACCTGGAAATAAATCATTTACTCTCAACTTAGTTTTAAATACAAACAATTCTAATATTTCTCCTGTAATTGATCTTGAAAGAGTAAATATGATTTTTGTCAGCAATAGGGTTAACAGTCCTATTGCAGATTATACTGCAGATTTTAGAACTTCTACATTACAAGAAGATCCATCTTCGTTTGTTTACGCTTCAAATCCAGTTTCTCTTCAGGCCGCAGCATCATCAATTAAAATAATTGCATCTGCATATGTAAATAGAGTTAATGACTTGAGAGCATTTTATGCAATTATGAAAGATCCAAATGAAACTCCAGTTTATTATCCTTTCCCAGGATATAGTAATTTAAGTAGTAATGGTACAATTATTAATGTATCTGCTAGTGATGGAACTTCGGATACAAATATTTCTAAATCTGATAATTTTAATTTCTTATCGGAAGATTTGGAATTTGTAGATTATGAATTTACTAGAAACAATCTTCCAGAATTTAGATATTTTAGTATTAAATTAGTTGGAACTTCTACTAATATGGCTCATCCTCCAAGAGTAAAAGATCTTCGCGTAATTGCTTTGGCATAAAATTATGAATTCAAATCATTATAAAGTGGAAGGTCATAATGACCTAATAAGAGATATAAAAACAAATGCAATTATAAACACAAATATGAATGAATATGAAAATTATAAAATTCTTAAAAAAATAAAAGAACAAGAAAAACAAAGAATGGAATGTCTTGAAAATGATGTAAGTGAAATGAAAAATGATTTGAATGAAATTAAAAATCTTTTGAGGGATTTAGCAAATGGATCCAACTAGTATTACGTTAGAAGACATTAATAAACTTTTTGAATATGAAAAAATTGTTAGGGATATAGATAGTATAGATGATATTGAAACCGTAAGGAACTTTGCAAAAGCATATGTTAGATTATACTTGAAACAACAAGAAATAGTAGCTAAATTCTAATGGCACAACCATCTACAAGACAAGAACTCATTGATTATTGCAAGAGAAAACTGGGATATCCAGTTTTGGAAATCAATGTTGCTGATGAGCAAATTGAAGACCTTGTAGATGATGCTATTCAATTCTTTCAAGAAAGACACTTCGATGGTGTTTTTCAAACTTATTTGAAATATCAAATTACTCAGGATGATATTGATAGGGGTAGGGCAAGAGGTGCAAATAATAATAGTAAAGTGGGAATTACAACTACTACTGTAAATGAGTCAGTTGGTCTCAGCACATCATTTAAATATGAAGAAAATGGAAATTATTTGCCTGTTCCACCATCAGTAATTGGTGTCAATAAAATATTTCATTTTGATGGTGTAAATAGCATCACCAATAATATGTTTAGTGTCAAATATCAATTATTCTTAAATGATGTTTATTATTGGGGATCAACAGAGCTTTTGACTTATGCGATGGTCAAAACATATCTTGAGGATATTGAATTCTTACTTACTACACAAAAACAAATTAGATTTAATAAAAGACAAGATAGACTTTATTTGGACATTGATTGGATGAGTGTAAATGTTGGAAGTTATCTTGTAATCGATTGTTTTAGAACAATGGATCCAAATGATTATCCAAGAGTTTGGAATGATTCTTTTCTAAAACCATATCTGACCGCATTAATCAAACGTCAATGGGGTCAGAATCTTATTAAATTCCAAGGAGTAAAACTTCCTGGAGGTGTAGAACTAAATGGGAGACAATTTTATGAAGATGCTCAAAGAGAAATTGATATTATTATGGAAAGAATGTCTAATACTTACGAACTACCACCATTAGATATGATAGGTTAATATGCTCAATCCATTTTTCTTACAAGGATCAAAAACAGAGCAATCGTTAGTTCAAGATTTGATTAACGAACAACTTCGCATGTATGGAGTTGAAATTTATTATGTGCCAAGACAATATATCACCAAAAAAACAGTAATTAGGGAAGTTATTGAATCTAAGTTTCAACATGCATATCCACTTGAGGCTTATGTGGATACTTATGATGGATACGAGGGACAGGGAACTATTCTATCAAAATTTGGCGTTCAACCATTAACAGATTTGACTTTGACAATTTCAAAGGAAAGATATGAAACATATATTACACCTTTAATTGAAAATATACCAAACATTGAATTGCCAACAAGACCAAAAGAAGGAGATTTGATTTATTTTCCTCTTGGTGATCGTTTATTTGAGATTAAATTTGTTGAACATGAAAAACCATTTTATCAACTTCAAAAAACTTATGTTTATCAATTGAAATGTGAACTCTTCCGTTATGAGGATGAAATTGTTGATACTGGAATTGAAGAATTGGACGATAATATTAAAAAAGAAGGATATATTCAAACACTTAACTTAATTGGATCTGGTGTAACCGCAACTGCGTTTACTAGCGTTGTAAATGGTGGTGTGAGATATGTGACCGTTACAAATCGAGGAAATGGATATACATCAACTCCTAGGGTTGCAATTTCTTCTTCTCCAAGTGGAGGATTAACGGCTGTTGGTATAGCAACAATGATCGGAGGTATTATAGATTGCAATGGAACTACATCTCTCAAAGTTCAAGGAGTCGAAGTCATAAATCCTGGTTATGGCTATACTGTCGCACCATCAGTGATATTTTTGGGTGGTGGGGGATCAGGTGCTGCTGCAACAGCAATTATTGGGACTGGAATTGTTGGTATTATAACAGTATCAAATGGAGGATCTGGATATGCAAATGCACCCGCTGTTACAATTAGTGCTCCTGGACCTGGAGGAATAACAGCAACGGCAAAGGCAAAAATTAATAGTGTTGGGATTGTTACTCAAATTGCAATCACAAATGCTGGATCTGGTTATACATCCACTCCAACAATTTCAATTTCTTCTCCATATATGATCGGAGTAGGTACATACATTTACAATGAAATTGTAACCGGCAGTATTAGCAATACAACAGCAAGAGTAAGAAATTGGAATGTACCAACCGGACAACTTGAAGTTTATGAAATTGATGGAACTTTTGTTGATGGTGATGTCATTACAGGCACAGGATCTTCTGCTGTTTATAAATTAAGAGCATTAACTACTGATAATATTGAAGATGCATTTGCGGAAAATGCAGAAATAGAAGAAGAGTCGGATTTGATTATTGATTTTACCGAAAAAAATCCATTTGGAATTCCATAAATAGTAAATATCAGGATTTCATAATATGTTTGAATATTTTTACCACGAAATTATAAGAAATACAATCATTGGATTTGGCACGTTATTTAACAATATTTCAATCAAACATGTAAATGATCAGGATCAAACTGTAAGTGTAATAAAAGTTCCTATTGCATATGGTCCGACACAGAAATTTTTAGCAAGATTACAGCAGGTTCCAAATCTTAATAAACCTGTTCAAATTTCAGTACCCAGAATGTCTTTTGAGTTTACTGGATTAACTTATGATGCAACAAGAAAAACTACAACAACTCAAACATTTTTAAGCGGCCTTGCTTCTGACGGAAAGCAAATTAGAAAAACATATATGCCCGTTCCATATAATATGCAATTTGAACTTGCAATTTTTACAAAATTGAATGATGATATGCTTCAAATTGTTGAACAAATTTTACCATATTTCCAACCAGCATATACTTTATCAATTAAGTTGGTTGATACAATTAATGAAAAAAGAGATATACCAATTGTTTTTGAAGGAATTTCGATGGATGACGATTATGAAGGGAATTATGAGACAAGAAGATCTTTAATTTATACTCTTCGTTTTACTGCAAAGACTTATTTGTTTGGCCCAGTTTCCGACGTTTCAAAAGATATTATTTCCAAGGTTTCTATCGGTTTTGTTGCTGGTGGTGCTGGTGGAAGAGATGTTACTTATTCAGTTGAACCAAGAGCAATTCAAAATTATAGTGGAGATGCAACAACAACTTTAACTGATGATATCGACGATACCACTAAATTTATATCTGTAAATGATAGTTCGTCAATTAATGTTGGAGATTATATTACAATAGATACTGAGGAAATGTATGTTGAATCAAAATCTGGAAATAATCTAACTGTTAAACGTGGTGCAGATAATACAATTATAACTCCACACGTATCTGGAACTGGAGTAGGATTAATTACTGCTGCTGACACAGCATTAATTCCTGCAGGCGATGATTTTGGATTTAATGGTGATCTATGAAAATGACGAAAAAATTTGATAATCTAAATGATACTTTCAATGTTGCAGGAGAAATTGTTTCTGCAGAAGTAGAAACTGTTGAAGAAAAGATTGAAAAAGTCGCAGCAGTATCTGATGATATAAAAAAAGATTATGATTATACAAGAGGTAATTTATATTCTCTTATAGAAAAAGGACAAGAAGCAATTAATGGTATTTTAGAACTTGCTGGAGAAAGTGAAATGCCTCGGGCATATGAAGTTGCCGGACAATTAATTAAAAATGTTGCCGACGCTACAGATAAATTAATGGATCTCCAAAAGAAACTTAAAGATATTGATGAAACCAAGAGTTCTAAGGGCCCAACAAATGTTACAAATGCACTATTTGTTGGGTCAACTGCGGAATTATCTAAACTTTTGAAAAATGGATTGAACGCAGAAGATAAATAATTAAAAAAAGGGAAAATGGCAGTACCAGCAGTTAATATTACAATAGAGCAAGGTACAGATTTTGAAAACGTTTATACCGTTACAAATCCTGATGGTACTCCTTTGGATTTAACTGGATATACTGCTGCTGCAAAAATTATAAAATTCCCAGGATCATCAACTACATCTTCATCATTTAGTGTTGGAATTATAACTTCTGCTGGCCAAGTTCTTGTATCTATGGCACATACAGTTAGTAGTGAATTAAATGCCGGTAGATATTACTATGATGTAATTATAACATCGGGTATAAGTGGCAAAAAAACTAAAATTATTGACGGAATGGCTCTTGTAACTCCATCTGCATCAATCTAATGCCTACAGTATCAGTCGCAAGCACTAGTTATAACGTTACAGTAGGTTATCAACCTAGTCTGGGAGTAACTCAGGCTGCTAGATCATTGCAAGGTGTTCAGGGATTGCAGGGAAGTCAAGGAACACAAGGATTTACAGGTAGTCAAGGTAGTCAAGGTCTTCAAGGTCTCGACGGTGCTTTTGCCGGACAAGGTGTACAAGGAACCCAAGGTAGGCAAGGAACCCAAGGATCACAAGGTCTTCAAGGTCTTCAAGGTACTTTAGGTTCTCAAGGACTTCAAGGACTGCAAGGTCTTCAAGGAACTCAAGGAACTCAAGGTGTTCAAGGTGGATTAAGTGCTCAAGGATCTATCGGTATTCAAGGAAATTCTGGAACACAAGGATCACAGGGCGTTCAAGGTGGATTAAGTGCTCAAGGAAGAGTAGGTATTCAGGGATCACAAGGTCTTCAAGGAACTCAAGGACTTCAGGGGCATCAAGGAATTCAAGGTCTTCAAGGATCTCAAGGTGGACAAGGAACTTTTGGAATTCAGGGTAGTATTGGATATCAAGGAACATCTGGGGCTCAAGGATTAAAAGGAGTTCAAGGCCTTCAAGGAACTCAAGGTCTCCAAGGTGTTCAAGGACAATTAGGTTCTCAAGGAACTCAAGGTCTTCAAGGAACTCAAGGTCTCCAAGGTCTTCAAGGTCTTCAGGGAACTCAAGGTCTCCAAGGTCTTCAAGGTCTTCAGGGAACTCAGGGTCTTCAGGGTCTTCAAGGTTTACAAGGGCTCCAGGGTCTTCAGGGTACACAGGGAACTCAAGGACTTCAAGGTTTACAAGGTCTTCAAGGTCTTCAGGGAACTCAGGGACTTCAGGGTCTTCAAGGAACTCAAGGACTTCAGGGTCTTCAGGGTACACAAGGTACTCAAGGTCTCTGGGGTGCTCAAGGAACACAAGGAGCATTAGGTCTTCAAGGAACCACCGGATCTCAGGGTTCAGTGGGAATTCAAGGTGCATTTGGTTCTCAAGGAACACAAGGTCTTCAGGGAACTCAAGGAACTCAAGGACACCAAGGCACTCAAGGACTTCAAGGACTTCAAGGTTTACAGGGTGTTCAGGGATTAAGTAATCAAGGTGTTCAAGGTACTCAAGGTTTGCAAGGTTTGCAAGGTCTTCAGGGAACCCAGGGTCTTCAAGGTTTACAAGGTCTTCAAGGTCTCCAGGGTCTGCAAGGATTACAAGGTGTTCAAGGAACTCAAGGACTTCAAGGTGTTCAGGGTGAAGTAGGTAGTTTTGGTGGTGCTACGTTTGATTACACATTTAGCACCAATACATCAGATTCTGATCCTGGAACTGGAAAATTAAGATTTGATAATTCTAATATTTCTTCAGCATTACATCTTTATATCAATGAATATGATGATGGTGGAGTCTATATTCACAATTTCTTACAGACAATTGATGATAGTACATCAACAATTAAAGGACATTTTAAAGTTTCTGAAAAATTAAATGCAGAAAATTTTGCTTTATATACAATATCAGCTCTCACATATACTACAACATATTTTAAAGTTGATTGTGCATATGTTTCTGGAAGCGTAATAACATTTCCAAACCTTGATGATGTCATTATTACCTTCGCAAGAACTGGTGATAAAGGTGATACAGGTTCTCAAGGAATTCAAGGAACTCAAGGGACCCAAGGCCTTTGGGGTGCTCAAGGAACTCAAGGTCTCCAAGGTCTCCAAGGTCTTCAGGGAACACAAGGACTTCAAGGTCTTCAAGGTCTTTGGGGTGCTCAAGGAACACAAGGACTTCAAGGTTTACAAGGTCTTCAGGGTGTTCAGGGTACACAGGGAACTCAAGGTCTTCAAGGACTTCAGGGACTTCAGGGTACTCAAGGACTTCAAGGAACTCAAGGTCTTCAGGGTCTTCAAGGTCTTTGGGGTGCTCAAGGAACTACAGGTGCTCAAGGATCTACAGGTTCTCAGGGATCTACAGGTTCTCAAGGAACTCAAGGAACATTGGGTCTTCAAGGAACCACCGGATCTCAAGGATCAGTAGGAATTCAGGGTGCTGTTGGTTCTCAAGGTGCAGTGGGATCTCAAGGATCTCAAGGACTCCAAGGACTCCAAGGACTCCAAGGACTCCAAGGTCTTCAAGGAACACAAGGACTTCAAGGTGTTCAAGGTTTAAGTAATCAAGGTGTTCAAGGAACACAAGGTCTTCAAGGTTTACAAGGTGTTCAAGGAACTCAAGGTTTACAAGGTCTTCAAGGAGCTCAAGGACACCAAGGAACACAAGGAACTCAAGGTTTACAAGGTGTTCAAGGAACACAAGGTCTTCAAGGTTTACAAGGTCTTCAAGGAACTCAAGGTTTACAAGGTCTTCAAGGAACTCAAGGTTTACAAGGTGTTCAAGGTTTACAAGGTGTTCAAGGAACACAAGGAACTCAAGGACTTCAAGGTGTTCAGGGTCTTGTGGGTGGAAATGCAGGTAAAATTTATTACTTTGATAAGACTGCTTCAGGTGTTGGAACTTATTATGAAGCATTAGAAAGTCCATCAATAAATGGAATTCAGACTACATCAGTCACAGTCAATACATCCGTTGCATTAGTTTATGTTGATTCATTTATCACACCTTCAGGTTCTCCAGGTGTTCTTTCTTTACCAACAGGAGAAGGTGAAATTAGTGTTTATACCACATTAAGTAATGCAAATGGTGTTGCATCATTAACACTTGAAGTTCTTAAATGCAATAATGACGGAACTGGTTTAACAACAGTTTCATCATCAACTTCAAATAGTTTTGCAGGAAACACAAGACAAGACATTCATTTTAATTATCTCATATCTACTGCAATACCATTATTAATTACAGACCGTCTTGTTTTTAGACTTTATGCAACAAGAATAAGTGGTCCAAATAGTTTTGATGTACTTGTTAATTATGCAGATAATACTGAAAGTAATATCAAAACTACGATTAGTGCTGGTGCAGTAGGTGCTCAGGGCGCTCAAGGTATTCAAGGTTTACAAGGTCTTCAAGGAACTCAAGGTCTTCAGGGAACACAAGGTTTAATTGGACCATTACCAGAAACTGTAACATATTATCCAAATAATGTTGCTATGGAACCTGGATTTGGTTCTTATAGTTCTGGATCTCTTGTTGGAATTCAAACATTTAATGATTGGCCACAAGGATATTTTTATGGTCTTTATGATACTGCAACAACTCCTGGATTTGATGTTCGTGTTGGGTTTACGAGTGTAACAAAATTTAACAAAGTTGTCTTATTCGTAAATTATCAGGGATCTTCATCTCATACTGTTGACGTTGATCTATACAACTGGACCAATAGTACTTGGGATACGGTTCAAACATATAGTGGATTGGGAACTTTTACTCAGTTCCAACCTGGAGTCATTGATAGTGCTCCATATATTAATGCGGGTATTGTTTCTGCAAGACTTTATCATATATCTACTGGTTTTCCATCACATTATACTCAAATTGATTATTTTGCACTTGAAGACTCAATTGCTGGAGGTCAAGGACCTAGAGGAGCGCAAGGAAAAACTGGTGCTCAAGGAACACAAGGTCTTCAGGGAACTCAAGGACTACAAGGTCTTCAAGGAACACAAGGTCTTCAGGGTGTTCAGGGACTTCAAGGAACTCAAGGTCTTCAGGGTGTTCAAGGAACCCAAGGTCTTCAAGGAACACAAGGTCTTCAGGGTGTTCAGGGACTCCAAGGACTCCAAGGACTCCAAGGTCTTCAGGGTGTTCAGGGACTTCAAGGAACACAAGGTCTTCAGGGTCTTCAGGGTGTTCAAGGAACTCAAGGTCTTCAAGGAACTCAAGGCCTTTGGGGAGCACAAGGAACTCAAGGAACGTTAGGTGTTCAAGGAACTACAGGTTCACAAGGATCTACAGGAATTCAAGGGGATGTTGGATCTCAAGGAACTCAAGGAACATTAGGTATTCAAGGATCTACAGGTTCTCAAGGTTCTACTGGAATTCAAGGGGATGTTGGTTCTCAAGGTACAATAGGTTCTCAAGGAACACAAGGACTTCAGGGTCTTCAAGGTTTACAAGGTCTTCAAGGAGAATTAGGTGCTCAAGGAATTCAAGGACTTCAAGGTACTTTAGGTTCTCAAGGTATTCAAGGTTTACAGGGACTTCAAGGCACTCAAGGACATCAAGGAACTCAAGGTGGATTAAGTGCTCAAGGAACTCAAGGAACTCAAGGAACATTAGGGTCTCAAGGTACTCAAGGACTTCAAGGAACTCAAGGTGTACAAGGACAGGTAGGTAGTTTTGGTGGTGCCACTTTTGATTATACTTTTGATAGTTCTACTACAGATTCTGATCCAGGAACAGGAAAATTAAGATTCAGCAATTCAAATATTACTTCTGCACTTCATCTTTATATTAGTGATAGTGATGATGGTGGAATTAATATTGATAGTTTTATGCAAACGATTGATGATAGTACATCAAATATTAAGGGACACTTCAAAGTTTCAAATAAAACAAATGCAGAAAACTTTGTTCTGTTCACAATTGCAGCATTATCAGACAATGGAACTTATTATGATGTTGATTGTGCATATGTTTCGGGTAGTCTAACAACCTTTAGTGATACTGATGTTATTATTACCTTTGCAAGAACTGGCGATAAAGGTGATACAGGTTCTCAAGGATCTACTGGATCTCAAGGTACTGTAGGATCTCAAGGAGAAATTGGTTCTCAGGGTGCTGTAGGATCTCAAGGAGCAATTGGTTCTCAGGGTGCTGTAGGATCTCAAGGTGCAATAGGATCTCAAGGAACTCAAGGTATTCAGGGCGGTTTAAGTGCTCAAGGTGCTGTAGGCTCTCAAGGTGCGGTAGGTTCTCAAGGATCTGTTGGATATGTTGGTGCCGATGGGGCTCAAGGTAATGTAGGATCTCAGGGTGCAACAGGAACTCAAGGTGCATCAGGTGCTCAAGGAACACAAGGAGCATTAGGTGCTCAAGGAACTACAGGTGCTCAAGGATCTACAGGTTCTCAAGGATCTACAGGTTCTCAAGGAACACAAGGAGCATTAGGTACTCAAGGTAATTCTGGTGCTCAAGGTTCCACTGGTATTCAAGGCACATCTGGTACGGTAGGCTCTCAGGGTTCATCAGGTTCTCAAGGATCTAAAGGAATTCAAGGGGATGTTGGTTCTCAAGGTACTTCAGGACCATCAACAACAATTAATGCTGCTGATGATACTACAACCACAACTCTTTATCCTGTTATGGTTGCAGCAACCGGAAGCAACCAAACTGCAAAAGCAAGAAGTACTGCTACTGCATTTAGTTTTAATGCAAGCACTAATACATTATCTGCATCTGCAGTAAATGCATCTGGAGGTCTTACTAATGGTGGATTTGATTTTATATTAGGTAATACAGACCAATCATCAAGGGGAAATAGTGCCAATTCTAGAGCACTCGTTAAAGATAGCAATGCAACTCTTGTAATTAATTATGCTGGTGATTTTGGTGGTGGTGTAAGAGTTGATAGTAGTATGATTGCAACTTTAAAGAATTATGCAGAAACAATCAACGCAGTTGGAAACACTGGAACCGCAGCAACAATCAACCTTGCAAATGGAAACTTTGTTACTGCAACTCTTACAGGTAACTGTACATTCACATTTACTACAGGAATAACAAGTGGCGCAGTTTCATTCACATTATTCCTTACTAATGATGGCACAGCGGGTAGAACAATTGCATGGCCTGCAGCAGTTGTTTGGCCTGGAGGAACAGTTCCTACCAGAACTACAACAGCAAATAAAACTGATGTTTATACATTCTTTACCACCAATAATGGAAGTACTTGGTACGGAAACCTTGCTCAATACAACTACTAAATAATTGAAACAATTTACTTTGTTATGAATTTTGTACAACGTGCTCTAGAGCATGGTGGAAGCATTAAACCTCTGATTATTCCATCTGAACTTACAAATGGAACTGGTCTTTGCAATCCATCAGTATTTGTAGAAGACGATAAAATATTTCTAAATCTTCGTCATATTCAATATACACTTTACCATTCTGAACTCTGCAACTATGAGCATCAGTATGGTCCTTTGGTGTATCTCAATCCAGAGAATGATATCACACTTACAACCACAAATTATCTTTGTCAGTTGAATGACAATCTTGATATTGTCCATTATGCAAAAGTGGATACATCTGCTTTTGATAAGAAACCATTATGGGAATTTGTTGGACTTGAGGATGCAAGACTTGTAAAATGGAACAATAAGTATTATCTTTCAGGAGTTCGTAGAGATTTAGATACGATTGGTACTGGAAGAATGGAATTAAGTGAAATTGAAATTACTGATACTGAAGTCAAAGAAATTTCAAGATTTCGCATTCCAGCTCCTGGAGATGACAATTCTTATTGCGAAAAGAACTGGATGCCAATCCTAGACCAACCATTTCATTATGTAAAATGGACAAATGGAACAGAAGTTGTAAAAGTAGATCCTGAAAATAAAACATGCGAGACTGTAGTATTAAAAGATTGGACTTGGGCTCCTAAAGATTTACGTGGTGGTTCTCAGGTGATTCCCTATAAAGATGGATACTTAACACTCAATCATGAAACTGATTTGTATAAGTCAGAAGCAGGTAGAAAGGATGCAACGTATAGACATAAGTTTACTTACTGGGATAAGAACTGGAACATTCGAAAGTTCTCTGAGGTGTTTTCATTTTTAGATGCAAAGATTGAGTTTGCTTGTGGTATGGCAAAATATAAAAATGATTATCTGATTTCTTTTGGATATCAAGATAATGCTGCATATATTCTTCGTGTTCCTGGAAATTTATTTGAGGAGTTTGTATGAATAAGTTAGAAGGATTTCCGTCAGTTTATTATTTGAGTTTAGAAGAAAGTCTTGATAGAAGAACTGA